GTAAAACCAGGGAAGGTGAAGAAGCCGAAGAAGCCGAAGAAGCCGAAGAAGGAAAAGAAACCGAAGAAGGAAAAGAAACCGAAGAAGGAAAAGAAACCATGGAAGCAGAGCCTAAGCGCCCTAGTTACAAAAAGAAGACGCGGAAAAAGCGCAAGACCAGGGATGAGTGGACTCTGACGGATTGGAAGAAGCAAGTTTGGAAACACTTCTCAGCTTTTATAAGACTGCGGGACTGTATGGAAACGACAGGGACGACGCACCAAGGACGGTGCATCACCTGCGGTCGGATGTATCCTTATAAGAAACTACAAGCTGGTCACTTCATGCCAGGCAGGATGGACTGTGTTCTCTTCGAGGACGAGGCTGTTCATGCCCAGTGTTACAGATGCAATGTCACACAGTCAGGTATGTGGCCAGCGTATTACCTTGCCATGGCTGATAAGTATGGTGAGGAATGGATCAAGAGACAACTAGAACTGTGGACCAGGGACGATAAGAAGTTCACAGTAAACGAACTTAAGGGACTTGAACGATACTACATGATGGAGTGTGATAGGGTCGAAGAAGAGTACAACAGGAAGGTGTACAATGCGCGGAATAGCTAAAAGTGTAGTAATACTGGCCCTGGTATTTGCAATGCTGGGTTTCACTAATTACAGACTAGAAGAGAAGATCGCCAGCCTTGAACTGGCCAGTATTGAACTCCGAATGGACCCAACAGTGATAGTGAAGGAAATGGACTTTGAGCGTGCAGTTGCCAATAGTGTGAAGGCAAGCACGTGTAGACTAGTTGCCGAATCTGCACGTGGTGGCTGGACAGGTAGTGGGGTTCTGGTTGCGCCAAATATTGTACTAACAGCCGGCCACTGTGTTGATGGTGCTACTAATATACGCCTGGAGTTCTACGACGGCCTGGAAGTAGAGGGCAAGTCATGGGGTAGTGACGGTATAAACGATGTCGGTGTTATAGTACTGAGTGAGTCAGTTGATCTGCCCGTAATCGGGTTGCGGCAGTCGCCAGTAGAACTGGGAGAGAAAGTCATACTGATCGGTAGCCCGTTCGGGGTTCCAAATATAGTAGGCTGGGGACGTGTGAGCAATCCAAGTGTCGACATCGGCGACTGGGCTGGGAACCAGTTTATTGTAGACGCATGGACAGCGCCAGGTAATAGTGGCTGTGCTGTGTTTGATTCACGTGGCAAACTCATAGGACTTCTGGTCGGCGGGTTTGGCTCCGAGGCTGGACACGATAGCGTGTGTATACCGATAGATGTTGTTATTGACTCAGTGGTAGGTGCGACAAATGGACAACTTCGAGAGAGGGAAAAGAATCTCGGCTGGCATGCTGCTTTCTAAATTTATCAACAAGATCGCCAACGAACTATCTGATGAGGTCGTCATTGATGAAGATGGCCGTGAGGTTCCGATCACCAATGCTGAACACCTTGCGCGTGAGATTTGGAAGAAGTCAAGGGATCACGTTGAAGAAGAATCTGATAAAGGTAAACTCAAGCGAAAGCTTGTGCGTGGCGACTTCCGATATGTGCAAATGCTGTGGGACAGACTTGAAGGAAAGACTGCCACCGCAGACAACACGGCAGGCCCGAAGAAGCAGCCTAAGAGTTCCAAGGTTGATGAGCAGGTTGGGCTCCGGTTGAAGAATCTAGCTGAAGAGGGTTAGTATGCTGTTATCAAGTAACCATAATGTAGCGAAACCGGAGTTACCTTCTCCGTTTCCAATCAGGCAGTCGGTGTGGACTGATCCAACCACTGGCTACAAGATACCACGAGGTGAGTTGAGAAACTGCCAGTGGCGTGCCCAACTGCTGAAGGAAGCAGAGGATGACCCAGCGGTTCAACGTGAATTATGGGCCGCTTGTGAGAAGTCAGTAGTGTTTTGGATCAATGCGTTTGTGTGGACGTACCATCAGTTTGACATCAATGAGAAAGGCGAGATGACCCAGCCCAAGAATGAGCATGTGCCGTTCATAACTTGGGACATCCAGAACGAGTTGTTCGACGAACTGATCTATAGGTTGAACTCTGATGAACTGGACGACAAGGGCCGTGACATCCTTATCAATAAATCTCGTGATATGGGTGCGTCGTGGTGCTGTCTTACGTTCATGCACTGGTTGTGGCTATTCAGGCCCGGCAGTCAACTGCTCGAACTGTCACGTACAGAAGACTACGTGGACAAGTCTGGCAACATGAAGGCACTGTTTCAGAAGCATGATTATATCAATCGCTGGTTGCCTGATTGGATGCTGCCACCTGATTGCATGCCTGGTGGAAAGAACAGGACGAAAATGCACCTCCTGAACGAGTGGAATGGGAGTTGTATAGATGGAGAATCGACAACCGAACATGCAGCGTCTGGTGACCGCCGTCTTGTTATACTACTTGATGAGTTTGCGAAGGTTAAGAATGGCAAACTCATGCGCTCTGCTACACGCGATGCTGGGCTTATGCGCCTGGTTAATTCTACTGTCGCTGGTCCTGGTACTGAATACTCTCGTTGGAAGAATTCCGGTCAGATCCATGTGTTTCCGCTCATGTGGTGGGACCATCCTGATAAGGGCAGAGGACGCTTTGTTGACCAAGATCCTATCACTGCGTCATACCGAATCAGGTCACCATGGTACCTAGCAGAAGAGAAGGTAAGGTCACGTGCGGAAATGGCACGAGAGGTTGATGCAGAGGACGTTGAATCTGGCGACCTGTTTTTCAGTGAATCGAATGTCGACAGGCATAAGGCCCTGTTCGGTCGTGAACCCTTGACTCGGTGGTCGATTGACCTGCTGCCGAAGATACCGAATGAGGCTGTGAAGGATAAGGTTAGGATACGTGATCCTGAGTGTTACACACTGCGCAAGTGCAAGGGTCCATTGCGAGTGTGGGTGAACTTGAAGAAGGACAAGCGACTCGACCAAACGAAGTCGTACATCATAGGTATTGACCTCAGTAAAGGACAAGGCGCTTCTAACACTGTGTTCTCTATCAAGTGCAAGGAAACAAAGATTAAGGTGGCAGAATGGCGTGACGCCAATACACCACCGTATGAGGCTGCGCGAGTCGCCATGGCACTAGCCATATGGGTTGGTGGTCGTGGTGGTTTGCCGTTGCTGAAGTGGGAGAACAACGGTCCAGGGTGGGACTTCGGTAGGGAGGTAGTTCAGAAGTACAACTACCCCAAGTACTACAGGAGACGGAAGACAGGGCAGAAGAACGACCAGAAGACACGATCGTATGGATGGCACTCTGGTCAGCGTGAAAAGGAAGAACTGTTACGCGAATACGACCGTGCGCTTGCGCATGGAGGCTATATCAACCCGTCGATATGGGCACTGGATGAAGCACGTCAGTACATCTACTACCCAGAGGGTTCGATAGGCCCTGCTGCACTTGTCGAAGAAGATGCCAAAGCCAAGAAGACACATGGTGACTGTGTGATTGCTGATGCGCTCACACTGGACGACCGTGAGGTTGGTGGTGCTAAGACTGAAGAGATTCAGTTCGACAAGCGAACACCTGCTTACCGAAAGAAGCAGATGATTAGGAAGCGTAAGTTGAAACGGAAAGTGAAAACACATATGCTTTAGTTGAGGACGTGACATGAGCAAGCGATCAACAGAACGCCAGGTCATGCTTAGTGTAAAGCAGGGCTTCGAGCGCATGGAGAAGTTCAAGCGCGGAAGGGCGATGGGTATCAAGCAATATGTGGGACACTATTACCGTGGTGGCAAATGTATTGAGGGCGAGGAACCCATCAACATGATTTATCATGTTATTAGGTCCCTGGTACCTAACTTGGTGATGCGGAATCCTATCAACAAGGTTACTACCGAATTCCCTGACTATAAGGCATACGCCTATATGATGGGCCTTGCACTGGATAACCTTGATAAGAAACTGGACATCAAGACAATCGTTCGTCGTGCGGTTGTAGACGCCCTATTTGCTTTGGGCATCGTTAAGGTCGGAATAAATTCTTCTGATTCAATGATTGACTTCGGTGACATCCGTGTCGATCCCGGCCAGGTCTACTGTGACAACGTGGACTTTGATGACTTTGTTATCGACACACACTGCAAGAAACTGGAAGAGGCAGCATTCATGGGTCACCGTATGACGGTGCCTAGATCCGTACTGCTTGAAGACGGCAACTATGACGAAGACCTCATTATGGAATTGCCACGCTCCAGGGATGCAGACCCTACAGCCAGGGTATCCAGTCTGACGCGCACAGCTATGTCAAGTGAGGATGAACTGGCCGACATGAATGACTACGTGGATGTAGTTGAGTTGTACTTGCCAGAGGAACAGGTCATCATAACGATACCTGATCCCAACCAACACATGTGCGATGAATACCTGGGCATACAGGATTACTATGGGCCAGGCAAAGGTCCGTATCGGTTCTTGTCACTGACCCAACCAGTACCTGATAATCCGTTCCCAATTGCCCCTGTTAGCATCTGGTACGACCTTCATGTCCAGGCGAATGAACTCATGGTCAAGCAGATGGAACGGGCGAAGAACCAGAAGTCTTTGATTGTTGCAGACCCTGCGAACGCGGATCAAGCGGAGGACATGCGCGAGGCACCAGATGGTGAGATTATCCTTGGTGACCCGAATGCTGTCGAAGTGGTTAGTACCACCGGCGCTGAAGTAGAGACTGATCGTGCGCTTGGTAACTTGCAGACCTGGTTCAACTACATGGCTGGGAACCCTGACCAGATGGCGGGTGTAGCCTCTGGTGCTAAGACAGCCACGCAAGCGACCATCCTTGAGGGCAATGCCAACATTGTGAGTGAGGATAGACGAGGCATGATCTACGACTTTGTCGCTGGCATCAATGGTGACATGGCATGGTTCTTGCACTATGATCCGCTGATCAAAATACCGCTGATCGCCAGGCAACATGCTGGTGAGCCTATCCCGTTCAAGCAGGGCGAGGGTATGGTGCTGACTCCTGAGCAGCGACGTGGTGACCATTTCGATTATGCGTTTACGATTCGGCCCCGCTCGATGCAGGCCATTGACCCGACAGTGCTGAACAAGATGATCCTTGACTTCGCTACTGCCGTGGTACCGTCGATCATTGCTACTGCGGTGCAGTGTATGATGATTGGCATTCCGTTCAACGCGCAGCGTGCTATCACTCAGATGGCCGACCAGTGGGACTTGGCTGATTATGTCCAAGACTGGTTCGATGATCCTGAGTTCATGGCGCGTATCCAGTACATGCAGGCACTCGGACCTCCACCGGAGGGCAAGGCTGGCATGATGGGGGGCGTGTTGCAGAATGGTGGTGCGCCTATGGCAAGTCAGAATATAGGCAACCAGGGTAACATCAATGTCCAGTCACAGGAGTTGGCTGGTATCATGCAGAGTGCTATCAAGTCACCTGGAGGGCCAGTGTAATGAGTGAAGCTTACAGGCGTGCCGCTGCGAAATTGGAAGCGGAGAAGAGAGAGGCTGAGGCCAAGCGGAAGAAAGCGGCCAAGGCTGTCAAGAAAGTGAAGTCACGGCCACGACCGGTTGCACCCAAGAATCCAGCGAAGTCAGGGCGCAGTGCCTTGTCTACCTTGGCTGGTAAGATGCGCAAGGAAATGGCTAAGTATCGTGCTAAGAAGCAACCCTCAAAGAACCCCGCCAAGCGGGTAAGGACGAAGCAGATCGAGCGTGGTGTGGGGAGCGCACTGACGAAAGATGAACTCGCTCGGTTTCGGAGGAAGAAGTAATGCCCATCTACATCTACAAGTGTAAAGACTGTGGGGAGTCCACAGAACTTATGCGCCGCATGTCACAGGCAGGTGATCCGGTTACCTGCACGTGCGGTGGCGAGACAGGACGTGATTTTGGTGGTGAGTGTGCAGGTGCCGGTAACAAGGAATATGGTGAGACAAAATACTCGCAGTCCTTAGCTATCAGCCCAACGCAATTTGCTGAACACAAGAGGTTGTTCCCTGATGTAAAGATCCGTGAAGACGGTTGCATCGGGTTTGACAGTGTTCAACAGCATGATGCGTACCTGAAGAAAACAGGTTTCTACAAACACCCGCAACGTATTAGGCGCAAAGGCAAAAAGAGTCTCGTAACCAAGTAACCTACCCCTCGTGTGAGGAAAGCTGAACGGAGAAAGACAATGAGTAAGCAAGTTGAAGATGTCACATCGAAAAGAAAAGCAGCCCCTGGTTCCGATGGTGAGAATGAAGAAGTTCTCAACGACCGTGTAGCAGACAAGCTGGGAAACATTTTCGGTACGGGCACGAATGAAAACCTGGAAGTTGATGACGAACTCGAAGACGACGACGAACTCGAAGAGGAAGAAGAGTCGGGGCAGGAAGAGGAAGACGACGATTCTGACGACGATCACGAAGAAGACGACGATTCTGACGATGGCGATGATCGTGAAGAGGACGACGAAGACGACGAAGAGGAATCTTCTACATCAGGCAAGAAGGAAGAGGATCTTGAGCCGGTGCCGCAGGCTTACATCCAGGCAGCAAAGGCATATGGTTGGTCTGATAAAAAGATCGAGCGTATGCTGAGGATGGATCGTGAGACTGCATTGGACACGTTGGCGGGTATCTATGATACGCGCAACAAGATCAACGCGCACTATTCAGCTATGGGGCGGCAGGCCAAACAGAACAGCAATCAGAAACAGGATGCTGGTCCGAAAGTACCGACCATAGACGAAGCCGCGCTTGAGGATGCGCTAGGCAAGGAGGAAGCTGCTCCGGTGATTGCGTTGCTCAAGCAGCAGAACGAAGCGATTGCAGCGATGCAGCCCAGCAATGAGCCAGCACCGCAGGACACTGCGCTTCTCCCTGACATTGACACTCGGTATCAGAATGCAGTGGAAGAGTCAGGCGTTGAGCAACAGTTGAACATGTTCTTTGAAGCTGATTCGATGAAAGCCTTTAAGGAAGTCTACGGCACCATGAACATCGGTGAGACATGGGACGACCTACCGGCTGGACAGCGGAAGCATCGCTGGGCAGTGTTGCAGAAGGCTGATTCGATTATCGGCGGCGCCAAGCTACAAGGGCGACAGGTTCCTATTCAAGAAGCCCTGCTTGACGCACATCTTCTTGTCACCCAGAAGTACCGTGACAAGATCACCGTTGACGGCATCCGTAAGAAAGTCGTGAAGCGGAGCAAGGGCCGCACACTTAAGCCCTCGAAGAGCCGTGGCAAGACGAAGGCCAACAGCGGTCGGATGAAAAATGGTAAGCGTACTGAGGCGCAGTTGCTTCAGGATACGCAAGCAAGTCTCAATAAAATCTTTAGGTAGGAGTAATTCACATGGCAACCAAGAATGCTGACCTGAAAGACCTCATCGCAACGACTCTGCCTGATCTCCCTGATCAGTACTTTGAAGTCACCTGGGACAACCAGGACTATGAGTTCTGTCGGATCTACCAGACGGAGCGCATGAGCGTTGATGGCGGTGAGAGTATTACTCGTAAGGTCATGCTGGACGATACCGGAAATGCACGTTATCGCCGGGCATTCGATACGGATGAGCCTGCAATCGGTGAAGTGGTCCACACTATCAATGTCCCCTGGGTCCAGATTGGCACCCACTATTCCTGGGATAAGATCGAGCTTATGCGGAACAAGTCCCCGAAGGGCTTCATCGACCTGCTCAAGACCCGTCGTATCGACGGCCTGTGGTCCCTGGCGAACCTCATTGAGAACCGCGCCTGGAAGACCCCGAACAGTTCCAGTGACGACCTGAACCCCTACGGTGTGCCGTACTACATTAACATGCTGAATGCTGATGCGACCACCGCTGGCTTCAATGGCCAGACCATCCGTTACCAGGACGGCACCACTGGCACGACCTGCGCTGGCCTGGATGCCTCCACCTATGACAAGTGGCGTAACTATGCCGCTGTCTACACTGCGGTCAACAACGACCTGCTCAAGACGATCCGTAAGGCTTTCGTCCTGACGCGGTTCAAAGCCCCGCTGTTCATCAATGACCCTGCGCAGAAGCGTAATGGCGCCAAGCGTTTCTACACTGATTCCGACACCGTCGTTGAGCTTCAGGATCTGGCCGACGCACGTGACGACAATCACAGTGGCAAAGACGTTCTCGGCAACATTCGCATGGATGAGGGTGGACTGGTTTACATCAACCGCCTGCCCGTTCAGTACATCCCGCAACTGGAAGGTGTCACGGACCCGGTGACTGGCGATGCCACGAAGCCGATCTACTGTGTCAACTTCGAGAAGTTCATCCCCTATATCCAGGATGGTTACTGGATGGAAGAGGGCGAACCTGAAACGGACCGTACCCAGCACACGACCTTCACCGTGTTCCTGGATGGTGCGCACAACAACCTCTGTGTCAACCGGCGTGAGGCTGGCTTCGTAATTCACAAGCCCATCACCAGCTAATACTAAATTAGCATCGGTTAGTACCAAATTAGTATTTGACATCTTTTTACAGGAGAACAACAATGAGTATCGTTACTCTCGGTCACGAAGATGCCCCGCTGGATCGTATGCCCAGCCCCTCGATCTGGAAGGACTGCCCTACTGACGTGTATGACAAGGGCCACCTGGGTCGTCGTTATTTCAATGATTTCCACCAGGCCGTTGTTGGTGGTAGCACTCTGGTCCTGGGTCAGCCCGGTGGCCTGACTGCCTACCTTGAGTCCGACGCTGCGGGTGACCTGGCCATCAAAGCCTCTGATAAGGGCGAGTTGCAGATCATCGGTGATGGTACTGACCAGGATGTCCTGGCCGTTACCTCCGGTGACAATGTCGGTGGCGTGTGGAAGACCCCGAAGGCTGGTGGACCCCACCGCCTGTGGTTTGAGGCACGTGTGAAAGTCAACTCCATCACTGATGGTGACATTGGCATGTTCGTTGGTTTGGCCCAGCCGGGCGAGGCCAAGGATGCCGGTGGTGCATTCGGTGGCGATGCCGCCGCTCTCGCTGACGTTGATTATGTTGGCTTTGCCGTCCTCGAAGGCGATGGCGACGCTCTGACTTGGGTGTACAATGAGGCCACCTCTGGCACAGCCCAGTCTGCTGCTGCCGCGACTCTCGTTGCTGACACCTACGTCAAGGTCGGGTTCAAGTGTGAACTCAACGACAACGGTTCCTGGCGCGTTATGCCCTATGTCGATGGTGTTGCCCTCGGTGACTCCAAGGACGTTGCGATTGGTCAGACCAATGCGAATTGGCCTGGCGATACCGCTATGGATCTTCTGATCTCTCATGTGGTCGGAACCAATGGCGCCGACAGTGACGTTGTCACCGTCGACTGGGTTCAGATTGCTCAGGAATATCTGGCTGACTAAGCCTGTCTCTGGCAAGGATGCCAGCTTGTAGATGGGAGGACCCTTCGGGGTCCTCCCTTATTCTAGGAGGTTGCTATGGCAGTACCCAGTACAGCTTATACGATGGATGGTTTGGCCTTGAAGGTTGCAGAGAAACTGGCTATTGCCAATGCCTCTACGGAAACCAGCATACCCATCCTGCCATACGATGACCCATTCTCCCTGTACAAGTGTTGTGAAATGGTGACACGTGGCGTCAACTTGTTCATTGATTCTGCCCCTAAAGAGGGGTGGCATTGGATGCGACGTGAAGAGACAGTGACACTCGATCCTGATGGCACTGGTGCTGATAACATAGACAGCGATCCTGCCCGTTATCTCCTGTCAGCCGACTTCGGCGGTGAAACGTGTGGCAAGATCCACTATGGCGCCAGTTCTAATAATTCCACACATATCGAGTGGTGCGACGAGCAGAGGATACGTGAGATGCGCTCCCGAACAACCCACACGAGCCATCCGTATCTGGCCGCTATCAAGCCGTATCAGCCTACCTCCAATGTGGCGTCAAGCCTGCGGAAGTGGGAATTGCTAGTATGGCCTCAGCCGTCTACTGCGCTCACACTGAAGTTCCCCTTCATTTACAACTTCGACGGTTGCAAGCTACAGGGCGGAACAGCAGATTCAGCCACTGACACTACGCTGGTAGACAGTGACATGGCAACGAACTTTGCCAGTGACGACTACTTCAACGGTTGGTACATCGAAATTATATACGGGACTGGCAAGGGTAGTTATGCCGCAGTCACCGACTATACTGCGAGTACTGGCACGTTCACCGTAGCTGATTGGCTGGATATGGCTGGAACTGCGGGTGGAACTAATCCTGATGCAGACAGTGGCTATATACTCAAGCCTGCGCATCCGTATTACCACCCCGCTGGAGTCACGTTTGACCAGACCATCGAGTCAGCGTGTTTGGCTGCATGTGAGATACATGCGTCTGATACGATTGACGACGTTCATCATACCAACATGTTCTATAAACGCAAACTTCCAGAATCGCACATGAAGGACCGTCGCATGAGGCCCAAACGACTTGGGCGCATGACAAACGGACCCCGTCATACACTACATCGAAACTGGACGGATGTGACAACCGGATATGATATTTAGGAGGGCATACTATGCCTGCTGATCGCTATTCACTAGCGTACCACCACAACAACATGGTCCCTTCCCCGGCTGGCAAGGCTGCTGTGCAGGTCATCTGGGAAATTGAGGATGGCATTTCGTTGTGCTATGGTACCACAGTCCCGACTGACGCCACTGCTGGCTATGTCGAAGGCTGTAAGTTTTTGAAAACTGACGCTGCAACTGGGCTGATTGCCTGGTACACCAACGTCGGAACCGCCGCATCTTGCAACTTTGATCTGGTAGCGAGTGGGCAACAGCAGTCTGCAATAGCAGATGTTGCCATCACTACGGATCTTACTGGTGTCGATACTGGCACTGACATGACCGCCACGCAAGCGGGACAGATTGAAACTGACCTAGCCGCACTCGCCGCGAAGATAAACGCCGTGATTGCTGCTCTTGAATCTGCTGGTGTTCTGGCTTCGTAACCCAATGCCCCTCTTCGGAGGGGCTTCGTTATTATACTATATAATCATAGGAGACTACCATGAGAGTACGCTTTCCGTTGAAGGGTATCCACAAAGGCTTCGGAACGGTATCGCAGCCACAGGATACAACGCCTGATTCCTTGAATGTCAGGGCCTACGACGTGCTTGACAGTCGTGCGCGTGGTGGTCAACGTCCTGCTTTGGACAAGTGGGGAAACGGGGATCAGATAGGTGACATCGAACAACCAGTCGTGGCCATGTGTGTCATCGGCGCATTGAGGTAAGAACCATGCCTGATATAACTTCAGTATCGCTTTACATGGGCCGGTACACAGGCGGTGGTTCCAGCACTGGGACGGTACAAGTCAGGCTTCGGCAGTATAACTCCGACCCTACTACCCTGCCCAGTAGTTCTACAGTCATAGGAACAGCCACATCACAGAACACTAACACGTGGGTAGGCGAGGATAAATCAGCTAAGACGTTCACGTTCCCTACCCCGGTAACTATAAGTGACCCCGGCTGGTACTGTATAGAAGTCGATTGCTCATCCATGAGCTATCCCGCTGTGTGGAGTCTTTACGTGGGACACTCGCCTACTGACTGGGTAGACCCAGGTACTTCTCCCTACGACGGACAGGACGGACATGACTTCCTGTACGATGATGGCCTGGGTTCATGGGGCAGGAATACACCGAATCTTGAAATTGCGTATGACTGTATGTCTGGCGAGGCATGGGGGAATAAGGCCAACGTGTCTCCAACGTACACCCGCTATGGGACACTGTTCGGGTCACCGAATGATGACAAGTTCGCCGTCCGGTTCTACCTTGCACCCGCTGCATCAGGGCCATACAAAGCTACCAACCCGTCACCTTCTGACGGTGCGACCAACACAGACGGCTGCTATGACCGGCGGCTAAGTTGGAACGGTGATGCGAATGCAGACTCGCATGAGGTGTTCATAGGGTCTGCGTCTGGGAGTCTAACGTCACTCGGCTCAACTACGAATGAGTACCTCGTGGTACCCGAAGCTAGCTTCCCAAAGGAAACGGTCGTGTACTGGCGTGTTGATACCACAGAGGGCGAGGATACCGTGACTGGTGACGAGTGGAACTTTGATCCACGACCAACTAAGCCTACGAATCCTACGCCACCTAACGGTACTGGTAGCCTGACACTGAACCCCAGTCGTTTGTACTGGGATGCTGGTGACTTGAACCAGACTTGGAATGTGTACCTCGGTACGGCTGCGGGTGGGATGGTACTGGTAGCCACTGGTGAAACAAATGAGTACTGGGACACCTCGGATCTTGGAGTGTACAAGTACATACCACTGGCCTATGGCACTGTCTATAATTGGAGGATAGACGCTGTTAATGTGAACGGCACCGCAACGGGCGACACGTGGGCATTTACTACTGTTGCGTATGCCCCACCGACACCCTCGACCAGCACAACAAGATCGGGCGGTGCGCCGGGCGTAGGGACATTCGTTGACGGTGCAAACTTCATAGCTAGTAACAGACGGCTGATTGCCGCTTGTGCGAACGCAATATTTTATGAACCCTACGACGAGGACTAACCATGCCATACACAAATGCTCAAGAACATTCGCACTTGGATGATCTAACCAGCGTGTCTACATACCTTGGCCTGTCTACGACGACACCGACCAAGGCAGGTGCAAACATTACAGAACCTGGTGATACCTACGCGCTGGTAGAAGTACCCGCTGGTAGCTGGGGTGCGGCTGGTGCGACTACGACTGGTGCAGTCAAGAACTCAGCAGCCATTTCGTTTGCTGTGGCCACTGCGTCATGGGGGACGATAACTCACGTCGTGCTGTACGATGATGCTGTCGGTACCAATATCATAGGCTACGGTGCGCTGACAGTGTCCAAGGCTGTGACTACTGACCAGTACCTAAACTTTGCTATTGGTGAACTGACAATATACTTTGTACAACCGTAAAGGGGATGTTATGGCATGGGACTCTTCTACAGTATTGGAACTGCGTGCCGAGGGTTCAGCCACCAATGGGGGTGGCTTTGCCGATCTTGATCCCGGCACGTCAGTGGACTATAGTCAACAGGATTCCGCACAGTTGAGTGTATCAGATATTGCTACCGATGGTGCGGGAACAGGCGTGTCATCCGCGACTGGTGGGTTCACCGCTGCCATGGTTGGTAACCTTATTTACATTGGCGGTGGTGCAGGATTGACTGCTGGATTTTATCAGGTCACAGCATATACTGATACGAACAACATCACTATTGACCGGTCTGCCGGGGCGAGTGGTTCGGGAGGGGATGGTAACCTCGGCGGTGCTTGGGAGCCCGGATCTTCTCTTGACGATGAATTCTATGATAAGGTGGAGGCTGGTAATACTATCTGGATCAAGAGCGGCACGTACAATGCGTCGGAGACAGCTACGATAAGCAGTGGCAGCAAGTCTTCGAGGATACATGTGCGTGGGTATAACGCTACAAGAGGTGATGACTGCTTTGGTTCTGACAGGCCTACCTATAATCTCGTCACTTATAGGCTGACGATTGGTACCTACACTGATTTTGAGAATGTACGCTTTACCACAACATCAAATTATGTGGCCCTTGGTAACTACAGCACTATCTATAACTGTAGGTTCGCTGATGCTGGTTCCTCTTTCCAAGGAACTTACTTGTCCCTTGGCACACGGGTGCGTGTTGGATCGTGTGAGTTCGTGGCATCGGATCATGGCACATCTAACACAATGGTGACCCTTGGAAGTAACTGGGCGTCATTCCACTCATGTTACTGGTGTGGAAGTAGCAAAACGAATGGAGTTGGTGTGAATGGCTACAATGCCAACATAACCTTTGACTTCTGCATCTTTGATAGCGTATATCAAGGTATCGAAACAGGTCCAGCCACTACGTTCGGTGCGTTCCAATCCATCTTCTATAATTGTGGAGAAGGGGCTTACATGGACGTGGAGTATAGTTTTGGCTTTACGAACTGTGTGTTCCAGGGCAATACACATGGTCTGCGGGGAAGCGCATCGGGCGAAGGAACCGTGACGAAGTACTGTATCTTCTATAACAACACCACGGATATAACTAACGGTGTACTTGATCACACAGATTTGGAAGAGGACCCGAAGCTTACTGATCCCGCGAATCAGGACTTTACATTTGCCACTGATTCACCATTGATTGAGGCTGGGCACTCTCTTGCCAACATTGAAGGGCTATAGCATGGCATATGAACTCAACATAGGTGTAGTACAGGGCAGTGATGATTATTCACTTAACATAGGAGTAGATCAGCCACGTGACTCTGGAACACCTGTAGAGGCTTCAGCGTCTATTGCACTTGAGTTGGAGTTCACTGCGGCAGGCGAGGTGTTCAGTGTGGTTAGCGCATCTGCTTCTATCGAACTCGAATTGGAGATAGAAGCCACGGGCAATGTGATTGGACCCGTACAGGCTAGTGCTGGTATTGAACTTGAACTTGAAATAACAGCTAATGGTAATCTTGTTACACAAGTGACTGGTTCAGCACTGACTGATAACAAGCGTATAATTGCTGTGGGCAACGACCAACTTTGGTATGAGGATATAAGCTAATGGCATACGGTGACATGACTAAACTAGCAGCCTCAGATGGTGACATTAGTACGGGCGATAACCTAGAAATGGTCGAAGCATTCGGCAAGGCTATCATCCTCAATGGTGCCAATCTGAAGGTTGCCGACTTCATAAACGGAAAATTGACAACTGCCGCTGTCGGGACTCACCCTCCCGACTTTGGCAATATTTTGACGGGTGGCAGTTCTGGCGCAAAGATGCGCGTAGACTACGTGACCTCACTGTCTGGTGCATGTACGATCTATGGGTTCAGGTCAACGGATGCGACCTTCACTACCGGGGAGACAGTAACAGGACTCGACGATGATGGCAATTCGATCTCGTTTACAATCTCTGCTGATGAAGACCTTGGGCCTCACTGGTATGACCTTGACACTTACGGTTCTAGCACTACTTATGGCTCTATCCCTGATAGACTTTACCTCGGGGCTATGTATCTGGGTCGGTTATATACTGCTGGTGACCCGGCTTACCCCCACCAGTGGTACGCAACACGACAAGGAATGATCTGGGACTGGCAGTACAATGCGAACGACGTTCAGTCACCGGCCACAGGTGGTGACGTTGAGTATGGCGTGCTTCAAGATATGATCCGCGCACTGGTGCCCCACGGTATTGACTACCTGCTGTTTGGCTGTCAGAAGAGTATCTATGCGTTGATTGGTGACCCGGCTCAGGGTGGCACGATGAAGAAGGTGACAAATGACACCGGCATGTTCGGTGCTAGGTCATGGTGCTACGACGATGAGCAGCGTCTGTACTTCTTTGGCACTGGTGGGATCTACCGTGTCAACAGTGATCTCAGTGGCGTGCAACATCTATCTGAGTATCACCTGCCCAAGCTTATCGCTGATGAGGGTGCTGATCCTTCGACGCACCGAATCACCATGGGCTTCGACCACGACCGTCACGGCCTGGTGCTGTCCATCGTGAACCTGACAACGCGAGTGAACTCGTCCTACTGGTACGAGAAGCGTGGTGACTCTTGGTACCCTGAACAGTACCCGAATTCCTGTTCGCCCTTCAGTATGCTGTACCACCACTCGGCCACACCGTCACAGCGTGGTTTGCTGTTCGGTTGTTCCGATGGCTACATCCGTCAGTTCAGTGACTCAGAGAAGAACGACGACATCGGTGGCACAGAAGAGGCCGTTGACAGTTACGTCACCATCGGGCCGTTCCCGCTGGGTGATACACTGGGCGGTGAGGGCATCATCGGCAATGTGTGGGGAATCATGGCTGGCGGTGGATCAGGCGGGAGTGAGTCTGATTCATCCAACGCATCGTATTACGTGTACGTCGGTGACTCACCTGAGAAGGTGCTTGAGAATCTGGCGACTGATACCTACAAGAAGACTGGTGTGCTGTACGGTCCTGGATACCGGCGGGGCAAGAAGCAGCGGCACATGGCGCGTGGCAAGTACGGGGCGATACGCATTCGCAACAACACACTGTCACAGACTTGGTCGTTTGAGGAAATTGAAGTTGAAATACTACCGGCTGGGAGGTTGGCATAATGGCTACGACAGGTAACGCATCAGCTATAGGTGATCTTAAGAACGTGATGCAGGGTCTGCTGGAACAGTTCAAGCCAGGTGGCACAATAGAGCAGAATCGATTCGCTGAGGCAGAACATGAAGGACGACGGCTACAGGCCAACCTAGCTGGGCATAGTATTTCCAGAGGACTTGGCAATGCCGCCCTTGGTATACCAACGCAGGTACACGAAGCTGTCAGCCAGGCAAAGAATAGAATATCTTCTGAGTTATCGGGTCAGTACCTCGGTGTTCTTACCAACCTGATGAGCCTGGCTGTTGGTGAAGAGGCCAGGCAGGAAGAGTTGAACTTCAGGAAAAGTGAGGCAGCGAGTAACCGTAGTAGCCAACGCATCGCCACGCAGGCTGCGAACAAACAGTCTGAGCGTGAACGTGAAGCGTGGGAGTGGCAGAAGGCACTCGAAGCTGATAAGAAGAGAATCGCTGATATTGAAGCGCGACGTGCCGGCACGCAACAGCAACCTGCCACACAGCCCCAGGCGTCACAGTTCCCGGCGCTCTACCAAGCGGCTGGCTATGGGCAGGGTACCATCTATGACAACCAGGACAGCGCGATCTCGCCTGAAGTGTATGGCATGTTCGAAATGACTTCGGCTACGAATTCGCCAGCGCGGGAATCAGCGGTGCCGATTAGCTACGGCGGGTACGGCCCGATGTTCCAAGACGAGTCTGAGCTTGCTAACATAAGGACAGCAGCAACCAGGAGGTAACCATGGGCAAGAATCAAGGCATACGGGTGCCAGCGCCAGGTGAGGCCCACAATGCTGTGATCACGGCCATACGGCAGATCATATCTAAACTAGGTCTGGAATCAGTACCAGCATTTGAAGAGATTCAAGTTGGTACTGTGACACTGGATAACTTGACCGCTAATAGGGTGGTTAGCACAGACAGCAGCAAGTCGTTGGCGTCTGTCACTGATCTCACTGCCTGGGTAGCCGGGACCACAAACCAAATAACAGTTACTGATGATTCTGACGGTACAGTGACCCTGTCTACTCCACAGGATACTGACATAGACGCTGATGTTGAGTTCAATTCTGTTACAGCAGTATCGTACAACATAGTGTGCAACAATAACGAAGTTGTGTGTAATCAAGAAGAGGTGGTGACATTATGAGCGCCTTAAATGAGAATGCCATAACCCTATTGTCATCTAGCGTAGTTGATATGCAGACGGCTGCGGCCACTACATTATTTACTGTGCCAGTTGGTAAGACTCTGTACGTTACACATGTTGTTGTGCGCGACCCAACAGCATCGATGGCGGGTGGTACCGACTATGATTTTACAGGCTGGAAGCAGACGGTCGACTTATCAAGCCTAACAACTCTGGGTACTGACTTCATTGTGCTGGATGGGAACAACACCAAATATACTAAGGCTGCTGCATCTTCCAATTTTCAGGTAACTGTGAACACTGGCACCACAGCCGCTTGTGACGCAACCGTTGACGTATTTGGGTTCTTGGTATAGGAGACAGGACATGGCTGATTTCAATGCAATGCAACATCTACGTCAGCAGTTCATGGCTGAGGCCCAGCCTATCGAGCAGGGCTACAAGTCTGAGCGTGACGCTTTGCTGATGGCTACGATGTCAAAGTATAAGGTCAACAACCCAGCACGCCTGCCTGTTCATGTTCAGGGTGCGTTGAACCAGAAACTGACTGAAGTCAAGAACAGATGGAGTTCCAAGGGCAATGCCATCGCTCAGAAGTACCGGCCAAAGATACTGGCCATGCAAGAGGTTGATAAGATGGCACAGGCTGGTGGGATGGCGATGGACCCTGAAATGGTCAAGGCTAAGATGGTCCTGCCGAGTGAGGTGTATGAGACTATGCGTGGGCCTCAGTCTAAACCGCTGCGTGCGCAGGCTGACGACATCCAGGCTGAACTCGATGAGATTAACCGTGGCATGAAACAGTTCTTGGTAAAGGCGCCACGCGAGGAAGGGACATACTCCCAGGACACGTGGAAGATCGGTGATCAGTTTGATGATCCCGGTGGTGTGGCACCCGAAGTTCATATCCGCACTGGTCGCCAGGCTGGACGTGAGCAGTTCGAGGGCAAGGAAATGATGGGTGATCGCCCCGCCAATCAGAGTGAGCTACGACAGTGGGCCACCCTGGAAGCACGTAGGCAATTCTTGATGAAAGAACAGCAGCGCATCGGGCAGGCTATGCTGTCACAGTCACAGGAGCGAACCACAAACGCACCCAAGGATACTGGTGCTGGTACGTTCGGCACCAAGGCTACTGAGAATATGCCCAAGCAGAAGTCACGACAGGAACTGTTGGAAGAGTACCGCAAACTCGGCGGCAGTTCAACCGCTGAGGGACGAGCATTCGCTGACAAACATCTAGCGAGGTAATCATGGCACGATACGAAGACCTAGACCGGGAGGCAGGGATCGGCAACCCTTATGCTGATCTTGACAAGGAGGCTGGCGTACTGTCCAACCCCTATGCTGCATTGGATGCAGAAGCCGGTGTTGATACGAGCAGTTTTCGTGGCGCTGGGTACACCGGGACATTCGAAGCACCTGAAGGTGCGTTCAAGCGGTTCATGCGTGGCGTTGGTCTTGAGTACACTGGCATGAAGGGTGTCGGCAAGATCCCGCTGATGGGATGGGTGACAGGTGCTGTCAACAACCTTGAGACTATCGAAGCAGACAAGCGGCTCAAGGAAGACAACTATCAGCACCAGTACCGCACACGTGAATTCGATTCTCCGCTGCGAGGTGGAGTTGAATCTGATGATCAGACGCCTGTGTTCACCGCTGAACAGCGGAAGGAACTGGACGAGAAGCAGGTTGCCAGGGCTACGAAGGAAGCTGCTGACGTTGCTGCGCTGGGGACAGCCGGCGCGATAGGTAGTGGAGTCGGCCAGGTGCCCGACTTCGTGGTCCAGATGATGATGACCAGCGGCCTGAACAAGCTGGGGTCAGCCACAGTTAGGGCTAAACTCCGTAGGTATTTCGGTGATTATGCCAGCACTACGGCTGGGCGGGGCATGCTCAGGGCCGCAGGCTGGTCAGCAGGGGCGGTCACAAGGGCCTCTGTGGGCCTACCAGCGGTCGTCGGGAAACAAGCCTCCCAGCGTCAGGTCGAAGTTCAGTTGGGCATGAGAGAGGACGAGAGCGCCACTGAGAGCCTAGCCAAAGCCTATTGGCAGACGGTATTCGAGGTGGCATCTGAGGCTGCGGGTGGTTCCAAGTTCGTTGGCCGGGTCCTGGAGAACAAGACCAAGCTTGGGAAGGTCCTGATCCCCGCCCTGGAGAAGTCCTGGATCGCCGCCACCGGGGGCACCAAGGGCACGTTCGCAAGGAAGATGATGTCCAAGGCTGGTCGTGAGAACATCCTGAGTGAGTTCGGTGAGGAACGCCTGTCGTCCCTCCTGAACGCCACATTCAATACAGGGGACTATGATCTACCCCCTGATGCTGATCTCGGCACACGGATCAAGGCAGCGCTCGTACAGGACATGGACAACCTGGGCGTTGAGGTCGGTGTACTGTCCATCGTTGGTGGTGGTCAGGTCGCACTGGGCCAGGGCATTAATGCAGTCAAGAAGTGGGACGAGGGTTCTGAGGCCCGGCACATGAAGCGCATGGCCAAGCTCGAAGAGAAAGAGCGCAAGTTCCAACTGAAGCAGGTGAAGGAAGACGAGAAGGCTTTCATCGCTGATGGCCTGCGTCCCAGCATTGCACGCAAAATGGCATGGCGCATGCAGGGCAAGGAAGCACCGACGTTTGAACTGACTGAGGAAGGTCAGGCTGAGGTGAACCGGATCAATGAGAAGTTGAACACCGGCAAGAAACTGACGGCAGAGGAAGAGGACATGCTTGAGATTATGACCTCGCCCACTGACGTTGAGGTTGCGAATGAGGGCGCCACGATGGCACAGATGGACGCTGTCCACCGACTGTCGTCTTCCATGAAGCAGTCACCCGAAGAGTATCAGCAGACCCTGATGGACATCACCGGCAAAGAGTCGATGACCAAGATGGACCAGAATGAAGCTGATGCACTGGTTGACTACTATCTGGAAGCGGCCAAGCAGAAGGGCGTGCTGCATCCTGAGCAAGCACTGCAACGTCGCAAGGTTCGTGGCAACGCGCTGCTCCGCATGTTTGTGCCGCAGGACTTCGTGATCGAGAAGGCCGGTCTTGGGTTCTTGCTTAATCCCGCCCGTAAGGGTAAGCGTCGTCACCACATTGAATTCCAGAAGGTACAACGTAAGAACGAGGAAATGATCCGCAGGATGAATAAGATCGGTGGAGAGACATGGCGCACCAAGGTTGCGTCAGTGCTTGGCAACAAGCCGACCACCTCTGCTGAGTTCTTCTATGAGTTGCTTGACACAAACGAGACAGCACCGGAATGGTTGAACAAGGAAGAGACTGAGATATTCAACTACTTCAGGACACTGACTGATTCGTTGCTGGAACGTGAGAATGCTGTGCGTGCCGAACTTGGCCAGGATCTTATCGACCGGCATGAGGGCGGGTACATACGGCACATCGCTTCACAGGAAGCACAGGATATAATCGACGGAAATCGCCCGGTTCCCAATTTGGCTGAGTACTGGTACCGCAAGCATGCACCACTGGCTGTCTCCAACCCCACTGAGTTCCACCGTAAGCTGACCAAGGAACTCGCTGACAACGTGTTCACGAAGGACCTCGGAGTCGTAGCTGATGCTATGGCCTGGACCTCGCTCAAGGAAATACACTTGAACGAACCACTGAAGTACTTCGATCAGATGAAGAAGATGTATGATACTGAGTTGCCTGCGCATTGGCGTGCCTGGGCTGAAGAGTACATACGAGAAATGGTTGTCGGCCACATGACTGACATTGACAAGAGGTGGAACAAGCAGGTCGCTGAGGGTGGTATCGGAAGTGCTATGAACATGGTACTGAAGAGATTCAACCGCAGGATCGGCCACACTCCGCTCACATCCCTGTTCAGCAAGTTAGCGCAGGCCAGAATTCTCGGTGTGCTAGGTCCACGCCCCAAGCAGGTGATAAGGAATAAGTTCCAGTTGTTGCAGAACCTGATGCTGTATGACGTACCGTCTGTTATCAAGTCCTACATGGTACGCGATGATGTGCTACTGGAAGAGTTGATGCGTGAGAGTGAATTTTATGAGGCTTACGGTGGGCATGAAGCGTTCGCCACCATGCCAAAGAAGTTCACTGATAAGTGGTTGAAACTCTACCAGTGGTCGGCAACGTCGAACGTCAATCGCTCGATGCGTGTGGCCTACTTCCAGGCTAGGAAGTGGTGTACTGAACGCAAGTTTAAACGGTATGGTTGGGCAGATCCCCAGCGCACGTACAATGAGCCTGCGGGTTTCTTGTATGACAGCGAGGTGGAGAACATCAGGAGAGAAATGGAGTTTGGTGCCGGCGTGACACAGTTCAGCTACGCTGCTATGGACATGCCACAGATTTTCCGGTACCGTGTTGGCAAGCCTGTGACTGGCCTGCAATCATGGTGGATGAGTTACTTTTCTAAGTTCCTTACAGAAGGGTTGAACCGCTCGATCAATGGCAAGACGGGTACTGGCATGCGAGTCCCCGCTGAGGCGCGGATTGGTGCGTTGCGTTATCTGGTGGTGTCTGGAGCTATACTGGAAACGATGGGATACGGCAGGAGTTTCTTGCTGGGTGTCGCACCTGGCCAACCGCAGGTCCTCGAACTGGTGCTGTCACTTTATCAGTTGGCACTGAACCATGACGACGAACGCGCACGCACGAAGGCGCAGAAGGACTTCATGGATACCGTGATGATGTTCATGCCTACCTACCTGACGGTCAAGGATGTGTACAAGTACATGACGGAAGAGGATGGGTTGCCTGAAATGTTCTTCTACAACGGTGGCGTGTTCACTGATGAATCCAAGGAAGGCAAGAAGGAACGACGTAAAGTACAAGCGAGGCGTAAGCCTCAGAAACGGAGACAGGACTAATGAGTATTGACAACGTACCACAATCCGAACGGGAGCTTTATGAGTACGTCGGTGAAATCCGTGCCGATATTAAATGGCTTAAGGATGATGGCCGGGCACACAAACAGCACCACGTTCGGATCGAGTACGCTCTGTATATTGCATTCGTAATTGCGATTGCAGGGTTAGTTGTTGGGTTCTACTAGGCTACACTGTTCAAGGGTTATAATCGGAACTGGCATCAACGCCTTCTGGTTATAACCCTTTTCTATTTCATCACCCAGAATCAACACGTTCATCCACACTTCCTCTGGTACCCGGTAGGTCATACCGCCGACCGTCCAGAAGATGTCATCTTCAGGCCAGGTAGTGAAGTGATCGCCCAGCCACTTCTTCAGCTTGTGATATGTTATCTTATGCTGGTGGAGGTGGGGGAGGTGCGGGTCGTCGCTTCTTACTTCTGGTCGTTGCTGGTTCTCTGATGATTCTTTCGGCTGGTCCATTTGAAACATCCTCAGCAAATGCACGCACCCACTCAGCGCATGTCACGCGCATGTTCCCACGGTTGACATACTTCAGCTTGATCTTACTACCGTCATAGGCACGCTTACCCTTGGTCATCCAGTTACGAACTGTCTGCTCAGATGGTATGCGATCACCTGTGACTTTGTAGTAGTACCGGGCTGCATCGAGGGTACGAAGCCAATCACGTTCTTTCTTCTTTGTCATCTAGGATACCCCGTATCTCGTCCCTCAAGGCCATGTACTTCTCAGGATGGTCGCCCCTATACAGTCTGGGGTTGCCAGTGTCACCAACCCAGTTCTGCCAGGGTATCTTCTGCACAAGCCGTAGTACATAGTTTGCTTTGCCGTCTTTCGCAACTACAGCTACGTTCCAGTGCTTGTACGTGATTGGTGAATTGCACCTCAGTATCCATCCAGGGTCGGAACCTGGGGGGACAGGACTAAATCCCCCCAGGAACTCAACCGTACCTTCAGTTATGGCTCGAAGTACTGACCGACTAGGGTGGCGTTCCAGTATCAGGTTGATCACACCCTCTCGGTTCCGTATCTTCATTACACTTGACCCGCCTTAACCTTGGCGATCTCTTCCTCTACCTCGGCAGGTGACTTGTCACCAGGTCGTTTATACCTTCGTCCAGCAGCCCCGCCGCCTGCTGCGCCAAGAGCAAGCATGAGAAGTCCCCCGCCAGGCAGTCCACTAGCGGCCCCTTCGGTGGCGCCAAGAATCGTACCTTGGATCTGCTCAACCGCTTCGATGTTAGGAGTCGTATAGTTGATAACATCTGTGTACTGGCGCTTATCATCCTGAGCGAGTCGCTTGAGATTGATCTGTTCCTCTCTATGTTTGACACGAGCAGATACCTCCTGATCTTTAAGGACCTTCAGTGTGGTATAGTTCATCCACAGCGGAATGTCACAGGGGTCAGTTTCTGTGTACTCCAGCACATGCTTGGTGATAGGCGCCGGGGTAAAGTTATCGGCCAGTGGCCCTGTGCATCCAATGATGGCGAGACAGGCCAGCGCAACCAGTAACAACATCGGTGTTCCTAAGTCATGCTTTTTCATAGGTACAGTTCCTTAGATCGTTTGGTTAATGTTATGCCCCTGAATATCTGCTCCCTATTCTGTCCGTCAATGCGACGACGGGTGGAGTCGATACCAGGTGCAGCGTTCACCAGCCACTTGCTGAACTCAGCCTTCATGCCTGGCTTACGGCTTTGAGACTTACACCATCCAGCCCACACTGTGTACATCACATCCTTGCGCTCACCCATGACTGTGCCATCCGGTGTCTTTCGACCCAGCTTGCAGCACTCATCAATGAATGCCATGACCGGCGAAGTAGTAGTCTCGAACTGCCTGCGAATTTTCTCAGATGATTCTGGTTCGGTGAAGCCTTTGTTGGTTCGCAGACGTTGCAAACCAGCCAGTGCCCAGTTGATCATCTTACCTTCTTTGGCTGCTCTCTCCAGGGCTGGCTTCAAACTCCAGTCCTCCTGGCCGATGTATGAATTCGGATAGTCGATGATATTCATACGGGGTGCCAGGGCACGAGCATGGTCACTGAAGCTTGGCAGGTCGTTCATAACCATAGTAAACCGGCAGAACAACTTCACGTTCGATAGTTCTGTGATCGTCTTACGGTCTACTGGGACAGCGTCCTGGCCGATGATAGACAACAGAGTTTCGAGCGCAACACTAGCCTCTGATGCCCTCGGTGTCTTTGCATCACCAAAGCAGGTAGCCAGTTTGCCAAGCATAGGTTGGCGACCGAACCGTGACACCAGGTTGGACATCTGCGCAGCACAGACCTGGTCGGGTCCAAGCATGGCCTTCATCATATCAAGCGTAGTACTCTTGCCTGATCTCGGTCGGCCTGTCAGCAGCATCATCTTTTCCTGTGACGTGTCAGGCACTAGGTTGTAACCGAACCACTCTTGCAATAGGTCGATCACTTCCTGGTCGCCATTCAGTATCTCTTCAAAGAACTGTTCTGCCCGTCCACATGTCGCGTCTTCATCAAAGTCATAAGGCAGAGTGTTTAAAATGAATAGGCTAGGATTAGGGTCATGTAGCACTACACGACCGTCCATGTATTCGTTCACATCCAATAAACCATTCTTGAATGCAATCAAGTCACGTGGTTCAGGCATATTAGTTACTCCGTTCATCCAAACTGGGGGGCCACAATCGACCGGACACCACATGTTGAGATTCTTCATAATGTCATTGAGTGACTTAGTAGTCATAGGCACTCTGACCACAGCCGTACCATTCATAGTCTCACGTGTATAATGCTTGTCACGCATGAACTTGAGTAGACTGCCCTCAACACTTTGCTTCTCCAGTTCCTCGTATCGACCTTCGGACCAGCTATACCACTGGCCCTTCCAGTTACGCATTGTGATGGCTTCTTGTACCGTGTGATCTTGGCGCAGGAATGCCTCGGCCACACTGGACGGCTGATCATCCTCGAAGATGTTCGGGTTCAGATCAGAGGAATCACTGCCATGCTTCTCAGCATAGTCGTACAGTTCCTCTTCTGTAAGGTCGTGTTCGCTGTACCATGATCGAAGGTCTTTAATACCTTCGGGTGGTAGGAACCGTTTTACCTTCCCGGTCAACCGTGAAACCACTTGCGCTGTTTTCTCCATGCCTAGCTTACCAGCACCTGCATCATTGTCACCAATAACCCAGACTTCTTTGCCGGCAAGAGGCATGTTGGACAACAGAGGTTCAGCCGCTTTATCGTTGGGCCTGCCTATGGTGACAAACCCTAGTGACATCCCAGCCAACGTATCTGATGCGCCTTCCACTATGATGATAGGTTTATCCGTATCTGGAAGCACCGCTTTTGCGTGCCTGTCTACCTTCCCTGACGCCTTAAGCACATGCAAGTAACCACTGTCACCAAGATCAGTAGTGCAACCCTTGGCACCCTCCGGCCTGATGCAGATAACAGCCGGTGGATCTTCAGGGCTAGAGGCTGATACCAGACAACCATCCCGCTTGTCGCATATGGGGCACGAGACACCAACGTCAGCAACGCGCTTGAAGTTGTGCTTGCCCGGTACGTACCTCTTCTTGCCCTTACTGAATTCTTGATTGAACGGATAGACCAACCCACGTTTATTGCCACCATCCGGTGACATCGACTTCTTACCACTGTCGTACCTGTAGCCAAGACCAGTGATGTCACCCTTTGCATTACGCTCAGGGAACACCCATGCTTGACGGAGGTAGTCATACCCAACACCTATCTCTTCACATGCTGATGCCAGCACACCAAGAGTGTCAGCCAGGTCGTCGTACATCGCAGGATAGACAGCAGAAGAATACTTCTGGAATTTGTCGTCGTAATTGGTCATGCTGTCTCCAAAGGGGGAGGTGTTACCCTCCCCCAACAATGGTCACTTACGATTCGTCTTCACCAATTTCGTCCAGCACAGTCTCAACTACCTGATGCCATCCGTCTTCATCCAGGGCCGCTTCACCTTCACCACCGGATACTTCCTCGATGGCTGCTTTCCAGGATGCGAGTACCTGTTCGTCCTCAGCGTCCTCGGTGCGGCGGTCATAGATTTCGCCCCAAGCTTCCTTCTTTCCATATGCAGCAGTGGCCTTCTTCTCAGCGGGGGGTGCGGGGGTTTTCTTCTTCTTGGCAGCGGCCTCGGCATCCTTCTGAGCCTTCAGGCGTTTGCTCTTGGCGGCTAGCTTTGCCTTCTTGTCTTCCGGTTCCTCAGCAGGTTCCTCAGCAGGTTCCTCGACTTCCTCGTCGGGATCAAACGGGGGCTCGGTGGCCTCTTTCTTGGCAGTCTTCTTCGTCACTTTCTTCGTGGTTTTCCTGCCGGCCTTAGCGGCCTTCTTCTTCGGTGCCTTCTCAGCAAAGAGGTCATCGAACTCATCCATCATATCACCGAACTCGTCGTCACTGACTCCACGCAGGCCAGGGTTGGGGTCAGCATCTTCCTTGTCCAGCCAGCCGACGCAGAACGGAGACTTGGCATGCTCGTAGTTGTCCTCGTCCACTCGGATCTGCACAACCTGGCCGACGAAGTTCTCGTCATCACGAACGAAGGACAGGCCACAGCCATTCCAGTCGAACACGTTACATATTTGTGTGTGATTCAGGGTCTTGACTCGCTCACCGTCTTTCTGTCCGACGAGGCAGAAGTATCCGACCATGGACCAGCGATTGTCTTCAACGTCCAGCCACTCACCATCCTTCTGATCGAAGTACTCAAGCAGCGAGTATTTCTGGACGACCTGTGGGAAACCGTTCTTGGTCTTGCCAAGCTTGTGATCAATGACGACTGCTTTGTAAACACCAGTATAGTCGGGAGTCTGTGACTTAGCCATTCGTTTTTCCTTTACATTTGAAACAGTGGGTGCCGTGACCAACGGGGATACCTGAGCCGCACTCGCAGCGTTCGAGGCCACAATCTTCAAGGGTTTTGCTGACATCGTGATCTTCTGGTTCAGTTGAAGGCGGTGTCTCCTTAAATTCGACAACCTGGTAGTCGGACGCATCCAAGAACGCCCTGAAAGCCTGCTCATCCATCAGTCCCTTGCGGTACCGTTCCTCTGCAATCAGTCGCTGCATCACAATGCCAGCAACGCGACGGGCTGTGTCTATCTTAGCCGCATCACCGTGGCACTTCTTGTGCTTCAGCCCTGATCCACATTTGCATAACTCGTTGCGCCCCATTGTTTTCTTTGGTAACGGGGGCTGGGTCAACTGTTGCATCGCTTCATTTCTTCTGCCTCGCAGTACATCCATGATACTATTGGCGCCTAGTGGGTTCTCGGCATTTGCCATTCAGTTCTCCTAAGCTACGAAACCATCCTGGTATTCATGGTTGATTACTTGATGACTCTCATAGTACCTGGGGCGCATGTTCCATCGTTCGATAAGCGCAAGATATAAGTCCTCTACCTCACTGAATATCCTGGTTTCCAGCAGCGACAGGAAATGGAATGGGTTCCTGTTAGCCATGATCTCAAGCTTATCTATTGTGGGTACAATCTCCATGTACGATGCGAATGCACACGGCGTGTTCCTGTCTGCCAACCAGTCACTATAGTAAACACGTGCAGGTAGGCCCTTCATTAGTTCCTTGGTGACATTGGTCAGCAGGTCGCAACACTCACTATCCTTCAGTACAGACATTATGCCCTCACTACTCTAATGTCATTTTCGTTTACCACGATACACTCGTCACCATTGGGAAGATGGAAGTCACAGTCACCGCGCATGGTGGACACGTCGGGCATCAGTACTAGATCACCGACTTTGACCTCCTGCACATGTGGCCCACACTTGTAGACCTTGCACCAATCAGTGCGTTCCTTGTGGTTCTCAGGCATAATGATGGCACCCTTCTTTTCCACAGGGATGCTGATGATCAGTACAATGCTGTCACGCAAACACTTCACGTCCATACTAGGCATAGTCACAACTCCTACAATCAGGATTTAGACAACACTCATATGGGTCCCATCCGGGTATGTTGTCCTTGATGTACAGTGCGCTCCCGCACTCTTTACAGGTGTTACCTGATTCCTCAAATGCGCTATTCATAGTCCCGCACCGATAAACTGACAGGGAAACGTGGCACACCGTCATCGGTGAAATCGAAGAACTTTACAGTAAGGCACTTGCCAATGTAACTGCCACGGCCTAGCCATGCCCCACGTTTCTCATCAAGGGTACCCGGCGCAGTCGCGCCAAACGAGTTATCCTTTGTGACCTCGTCACCGACTTTGTAATTCGGGCGGGGACATCGGAACACGGCCATACCCTTGAAGGCGTCTTTGCCTTCCCATACGTCGATGATCTCGTACTCAGCGTCTACAAAGTCCTTGCGTTTCCACATGTAACGACGACTGCCAGGAGCATAAGCGGCGAACGGATCACGTATGATCGTCCCTTCGTACCCTTGGCTCAAGAACAGTGCGTGCGTTTCATCGAGTTCTTCCTGAGTCTCAACCCACTTGGTGAACACGAACTGGAGGTTGATGTCTACCTGTTCAAGTATATCCTCGACTATCTCTTCCAGACGCGCAGTCCTCTGTGTGAAGTCCAGGCCGGGATACCTGTGCCAACAGAAATCGTATATATTGTATACCAATTCCTTTGACCTTTCCGACTCTTTCTTCACTGCACTGACCGTCTGCTGGAACGAAGCACCAGGTAGCATCAACTCACCATCGAACGTAAAGTCCTCGTCACCGTCAGTGGCGATGTCGAATGTTCTTTGTATATGCTCTTTATGAGGTTTCTGATTTCGTGTGTATACCTCATGCTCCCCTGCGAGGCAACGCACACCGTCTAGCTTTGGCTGCACGAAGCACGGTAAGGGCACCTTGCCCTCCACGTACTCGTTACACAGCATCGGCTTAATCATCTTCGCCCTCTGGTTCCATGTCCTTCCATGCCTCTTCGAAGACGAACTGCCAGATGGAATCGTCAGCCTTGTCCTCGAACGACACGATGGGGAAGTCACCAGGTATGGTGCGTGACTTGGCCTCGAAGTGGACTTCGGGATGCACGAACACCACACGCTCACCTGATCCTGATACCCGCTTGGCCTTGACTTTCATTTCACCGTAGCCAATACGGAAGCAGTGATCAGACCACTCAACGTAGTCCAGTGCAGCGGTGGCACCAACAGTGGGCCGGTACACCATCTTGGGTGTGTCCTTGAAGTAGTCCTCGACACCAGCTTCAGACCGTTTGATAGGCGCCTGCTGTGCGATCACAATGATGTTGTACCCGGCCTCGCACAGTCGCTGCAAGTCATAGCGCAGGTAGTTCATGTGATCAGACACGTGGCGGTAGCCCTTGCTGTAGCCGTACTGCTCCAGGTTCTTCATGTACGCGCCCTTGTCGTTGGTGATTGTCTCCAACACAAAGGGACCACAGAAGTTCTCGGACTCAGTAGCAGAGTCAAGCACTATGGTCTTGAATCCTTTGAACCGATCAGGGTTGGACAGGATGTTGCGTAGGTCCTGCCAGGTAGAAGCTTTAAATCGGGCTAGAGGTTTCCCAGTGATAGGGTGCATGACCTCGTCTATACCATCGTCAACAGCTACGAACACCGGGTCTGGTGCCATAGCAGCAAGAGTCGTCTTGCCCATACCGGACGCACCATACAGGATGATCTTCGAGCCACGTGGTGACGCAGCGGTAAACAACTTGTATTCCTTGTTGGGATCTACTTCCTGTTCGATCTTTCCACCGACAACCTTGGCCGGTTTAGCCTTCGGCGGCAGTTTCCGTTTCTGCTTCGGCGGCAGTTTTCTTTTGGGTTTTACCTCGTCGGGCATTTCCGGTGCTGCCATTCTTTTTCCCTTCAAAGATGTTTCTGAAACCAGTCGGGACGTGCTTGTCGTCCACTAATGTACCTGCATAGCACAGGTGACAGTACTCACACTTGGCCCTGGCCTCGCACGATTTCTCATTGTGATACCAGGCATCGTTCTCTTTCATAAACTTGACGTGCATGGCCATGGAGTACAATTCGAACTCGAACTTGGCGATGTCATCAGATGACCGTGTTAGTGGCTTGCGATTCAGCCATTCGTTCGGTGAGGAAATCATGGTGTCAAACACCCGGCACCCGAACATATCCTCAGTCTCACTGATGACAGGTTTCTTCGTCTTACACTTCGTACAGGACACAGGAACCTCTTCGCCATCCACGGTAACAGATGTAACCACGTCGTCCTCGTCCATTTCACATGAAACGTCGAATGTCCTACCCATGTACTTCTCGTTGACCAGGAAATCCAGGGTGTCATTAGCACTGAGAGACTTGGGCTTGATGGCTGGCTTACGCCACACGTCGTACACAATGTCACAGATCGGTGTGTCTGTAGGCTTGATGCCGTAGGGCACGAGTAGTCCGTCAGCCTGCATTCGCTGCGCTGCATACACATAGAGAGTGGTCTGCGTGTCCAAGCGTAGGCTGCTCCAGTAGTCGGAACCAGCGTCAACCTTGGAACTGGTAGACTTGTGTTCAAGGATGGCTACCGCACCTGTCTCCAGGTTACGGACCAGCTTGTCCACCTTACCGTCTATCACCACGTTCTCTATTGGTTTGCGTGTCGTTGGGTCAATCAGCGGAATCCTGAACGGGATCTCTTCGGCTATGATCTCATACGGCTGGTCCTTGTACACGTTGTGGTACGCGAACAGACCATAAAGAATGATTGCACGCTCACGCTTCATTGCAGCAACGTCCATGTGCTTATACTTGGTGTTGTAGTAGAAGTCAAGCATGCGATTGATCGCCTTGAGCGGATCGTCCAGGTAGCCAGTACCCTGGCAACTGTAACAGTTGCTTTCAGGCTTGCCAAGCTGGGCACATCTGCGGCATACAGACTCAGGGTTGCGGAGCAATAGTTCCTGGCCCTCATGGTACAGTGAGCCGATGCGTAGAGCTTCAGCCTGTTGTACTGGCCTGATACCGTAGTGGTACTGGTTGCGATACTTCCAGGGACACATCTTCAGTGTTGTGAACGCAGACGCAGACAGGACAGTCAGGTCTTTGTTATACGCCATGTCATTCTCCTACTTAGTATAGTAGTTGGTTATCATATCATCCGTTGATAACGGCATGTCAGGACACCAGTCAGGCGCCTCACACATTATTTGAATCATGCCCTGGTTAATTTCCTCAGCCATCGGTGTGATGGTACGTGTTATGATCTCATCGTATACATGGTGGACGACACGAACACCAAGCTCGCGCTCAATGCGATCCATCCAATACCATAACAGGTCACGACTCGAAGCCTGCACTATGTTCTCTGTGATACCACCTCCCCACAGTTTACCATGGTGCCACCTCAACTCGTCTTTGGCAGTAACCGAAGCATGCCTGTACTGCATTACACGGCCAGAAGGTAACCGCATGAAAACTGAACTGCCGTGCCTGTAGAACCTGACACTACCAACGTCAACTTCCTCACCGTACTTAGCTGCACGTCGCCACGCATTCTCGACACTGCCCCAATACTCTGGGATCTTCGAGTACTTCGTGCGGTAGGTCCTGATCAGCTTCTTGATAAACGACAGATCATACTCACCAGAGTCAAACAGTGGTCGTAGCACGTCGTTCTTGATGCAGTTGTCGTAGAACTTATTGGCGCCCATGCCATAGCCACAACCAAGGATAGCATCCTTACCAAACCCACGGTAGATGCCGACCTTCTCTTTCTGGCCAGCGTACTCTTCAACATCGTCGTGTCCCCATTTCCATACCTTAGTCTGGAATAGGTCAGCGGCAAATAGCGAGTACGGATCAGCGTCATCGGCAAAGGCTTCGATCAGGTCTGTCTGACCGGCCAGCCATGCCAGCTTACGTGCTTCGATCTGCCCTGAGTCAACGATACACAACTTGTGTCCAGGTCCAGCGGTTAGGGTGTGGCGTACCATCCCAATCAATTTGTTTATGGCCTTGCCTCTGCCCTTGCCGCCAAGGTTGTTCGTGTTTACCTTCTCGTCACCTGACCACCGGCCTGTGTGGCACCCGTAGTACTTCATGGGTATCCTGAACAGACCGCCGGATGCAGCAGCCTGGTTGCGCATTCGTGTCACTCTGCTGATATGCAGTGGCCATGACTTTACTGCCTGGCGTGCTATCATCAGACCTGATACGAGGTCATCGCTGTGACCTAACAACCACTTGCACCCGTCATCATCCTTTGCTAGTGCTGGCCCACGGCCCTCACCTAGCAGTGCCTCCATCTTCTTGCCCGGTCGCTTGGCCGGTTTGGTAGGCACCTCTTCACCTTCGGGGAGTGCTAACTGTAACAACTTTACAAATGACAGGTTCCCACTGAGCAAAGCACATACCTTTTCTTTGACAGTGAGTTCCTTAAGTTCTTTCTTGGTAAACCCCGACATGTCGCCGTTCCTGAATGTGAAATTGGATACATCCTGGATGGCATTGTCGATCTCTTTAGTCATGCCCTTGATCAGTTCATCAGCCAACTCGAAGTTATAGACAAACTGTGGGTATAGAAACAGGTTCAAGGTATGTCGTGCTGCCCGCAACTCAGTATGTGGGTTGGACAGGTACGGCAAAGCCTTCTTTGTTATGTCAACCTGTGCCTCAATATCGCCCGCTGTGTACTCTATGAATCCGTTTAACAGGTCGGGGTCACTAGCTATGTCATCCCAATGACAGTCGAAAAATATATTCGTATCACCCTTCGGTTTAGCACCGAACAGTTTTGCTACATGCTTGAGGCCATGATCCATCCTGGCATCGTAGTGCCTGGTCAAGTCCTCAACGTCCAGTATGTACTTGGGATTTATTCCGTAGTGATGCAGCAGAACGAGCATGTCAAAGCGTGCGTTCTTTGCTACCACTGTGACTTCCTCCAGGCTATCTCCGAACGTAAGTTGAAACTCTCTCAACTTGTCCTCAACCTGGGGGGCACACGCGACATTTACACCGAACTCACCGGGCGCCGTGTCGAACAACTGCCACCCGAACCCAAGTGTTTCCCATTCATCATGGGTAACATACTCTATTGTTGATAGGGACTTGAATCCAACCTCGTCATTGAAGAAGGACTCGAAGTCAATCATCAGGCACGTTGTAGGATAGCCAGCCTCGGCCAGTACCTCGTGCCATTCAGACATCCGTTATCTCCATATCCAAGTACTCGATTCGGTCACCTACTAGGTCGTTCAGCCTGTTCTGTGAAGCCAGGATCGCTATCTTCGTCACCACATTCAGAGTCTTGCGTGATAGCTTCTCAATCGGGATGCCAGCAAAGGCGAACCCAACACAGGAGTCATTCATCCGACGCTCTACAATTTCTAGGTTTCCAAACTGTTCTGTCCGGTACGCATGCTGGTTCTCTGCTTTCTTCTTAGCAGCCAACTCACGCAGCCATTCTGTAAGTGCTGTTCGTCGACAAATTGGCTCAGGCCCAAAAAATCCGCCGCCCTTTTTAGGGTACAGGACATTTTGGGTACAGTTACCTGTCATGTTGCTCATACTGTCGTCCCTTCAATGATCCACTCCGGTTCAGTGGGTGACACACCAGGCTGTGCTTCACGTTTATCAGCCAAGTACCAACCACGATTGATCTTACCGTACACATTGAAGTGCTGCGGCTCATACACCTTCAGCCACTCCAGGTAATGTACGCACGAGTCATAGTCTTGCTGGTCATGTGTGTCACAGAACAGCCAGTAATACATGACAGACATTGAAACTACACGCAGGAGGCACAGTTGCTTCAGCTTGTAGCCAAAGCCGGCACGCTCATGGTCAAGCACCTTGAAACCACCAGGCTTGATCGGCAGTCGTGAGTAGTCCGTCGTGCCCTGGTGTTCCAGTGCCGTTGACAGATCGAACAGGGTTTGCTTGAACTTACCGGCGTACAGACCAGCTACCCTAATGATAGCGTTGCGCAACTTGACGCGTAGGTCCCCACGTTTTGCCCGGTGTTCAATGTCTACGTTTAAATTTGTCACAGTAAATGCACCTCCCGTTCACGAAGTGACATGGGTTAGTCTTGCAGCGTTCAGCCCAGTACTCAGCCCAACGCCTGTTATTGGTTGCACCCTCAGACGGGCGACGGTGTGGCTTGTGGGGCATAACAAGTCCTTCTAAAGTTCTTACGTTTAGGCTTACGACACCCACCGTACTGTTTACGATATTTGCAGCCAGCACAAACAGGTACGTTTCTCAAGCAGTGGCCGCACGTTACCTTGGAACGATCAGTCGTCTGGTCTGTGTCCGAACAGTGTAACTCGCCACTTGCCCAAGGACAGCCATTATAGAAGTGTACGGTCATTCTAGAATTTTGAGTCATGATAGGGTTCTCCACGGCCACAGCGCATTGGTTCAAGGTATGGGATACCGTCAATGATCACTACCGACGACAAGAACGGACGTACTGGGTAGTCTTTACCGTAAGCAAACTGGTACATCTTCTCGTCAACCCCACAACCTGTATCAGCACCGAAGAAACGTGAGTTCTCATTGCAGCCCCACTTAACTCCTGCTCGTGCATGACAGTGGCCAATGACACACGATTGGTGTATCTTGTTCATCAAGTTCCACGCTGGGTGGATGCCTGAACAACCAGTGCCGTGGCGGTAGGACACCTCGTCAACGTTGAACTTCCAGTCCCAGGTCCAGTTAGGCGTGTCCCACATGTCACCGTAGTCTTTGACCAGGCAATCAGGGATCTTCATGGCGCGTGCCAGTCTGCGGGGTCGTTCATCGTGATTCCCTATGCACACCTTGGCACTGGGGAATGCGATATGCCATTCCTTAACGCAATGCTTGGCCAACTTGTACTCGTCCTTCGGACCAGGGCACTCTGGATTCTGTGCATGGAAGCTGATGGCGTGCCAGTCAATGACATCACCTATCAGGATCACCTCGTCAATATCCCAGGCTTCACACAGGTCCTTGTTGAATTCTAGGTATCCCTTACGGGTGGCCGGTGCATGCAGGTCACCAATTGCAAGTACATTTGCCATACCCATCCTCCTGGAGCGTAAAGAAGTTTGCGATTACATGTGGCATGTAGTTTGTATTCCGCATACAGTGTGCCAGGTCCTCGTTAGTATTGTACGGGCGAGGTACCATGATGGCACGTCCACCAGCCTGCACGAAACTCTCTACGTTCTTGGTGCAGTCATCAATGAGCAGCGCGTCATCATTGGCACATGCTTCCTTGCAGCTACAGATGATTGTGCGTTTGCGTAGTTCAGGGATTTCACGTGCGATCCAGGACAGGCGCCCATCAACTGCACCCTTGGTTAGCGCAGGAGCGGTAAGCAGGTACAACTTGTCACCATGCTCAGTGAGTAGGTAGGAAACGAGTTCCTTGCCACCGTGCAACCATTCCAACTGGTCCCAGAAGTCGAACCCCATGGGTGCGAACATCTCAGCAATGGACAGGTTCACCTTCGGGTCCTTGTTCCAGTCCCACCCTTCGGGACCACGCTTGTACGGCCATTTCTGGTAGCCTTCCACACCGTCGTCATACGGTAGTCCATGTATCTGATGCGCCCCCTTATTCCAGTTGGCAAGCACACCGTCAACGTCAAGAAATATTCGTCTTATCATGCTGCTCTCTCCTACTATAGTAAACCATTTGTGACAACCACACGGTGTTTACGATGGCCACTGACGCTGCACCGAATGCACTCCACCACTGATCCAGTGACGGATAGAAGTACAGGTTCCAGTAACCCCACACAACAAAGAACGATGTGGCTATCATGCTCACACCCCGTACCTTTTTGTCGTTGTACAGGCGAAGTACATTCAGTGCTACAAATGCACCGCCAGCTATCTCGAATAATCCGTTAACCAGGTCTGCTGTCATTAGTCCACCGGCCCACTTTCACTTTTTCCATGTTTCAACTCCGTAAATGGTTCAGCTTTTTCAGGATACCTGTCTTGTATCTCTTCAACCACACGCTGAAGATAGGACCTGATCTCATCCAGATTACTCTTTAATGGCCGGTCATCATTGTAATTATTTTGCAGCATACCATCACGTAGTACACACAGACTGGCTAGTGCCTTGTCAATATGACACAGCCCAGAGTCAGCGTCGATGTCCTCACCCTCCCACCATTGGGTTATATGGCCCATGGCAGCATCGATATATACTGATGCACATACGCCAGCGTCACGGTAGTTGTGCCGACCATACTTGCACGCACCTTCCAGCATGGCAACACCTATGTGCCAGATCACTGTGAACGGTACGGTACAGAACTGTCGCCACTTCCGTATACCGACAACATCTTTTGGGTTTGTCAATTTCTTCTTCAAAGGCTCGTAACGTGGCAGGTCACCTCCAACTGGTTTCCATTTCTTTAGCCCTGTAACGTACCAACAGTCATGCTCGCCACATGTTTCCCCTGTGTCGTTATTGTACATGCTGTTAGCGCAGTTGTTGCATCGTCTCGTCATTAGAACTCCTATCCTTTGCACCACTTGCCATCGGGACTCTTGATGGTGTGTTTGGTGCGGGTTCTGAAGGCATGGTAAAAAACAACAACGCCTTCTCGTTCAGTCTCTTCAGCCTTAAGACTATCCAACAACGATGGTATAATCTCAGGCGTCAGGATGCCTTGGTACAGCACAGGCACCACGTCACAACATGCGGGACGGTTCGGGTTGTCAGGGTTCCACCTGAATGTGTCGAACAGGAAGAACTTCTTCTCTTCCAGTTGCAACGGGTTGCCCTGTATCCCAATCCCGGCCCATTCACCATAATGGTGGCCATCTTCAAGTGCAAGCAGTTCATCGTGGTGTTCTTGTACCCACCCGGCAAAGCCATAGTTGTCAGTGTTCTTGCCTGGTGTTATGAACCGCTTGCGGCTCTGGACTGCCACTATCTCACCATCGACGATGACTATGCACACATTGGTGCCGTCTATCTTCTCAGTGATCGTTACCTTGAACGGGTTGTCACGACCTATCTTTGGCCATGGTTTGAATTCCAAGTCTTCCATTAGAACTCCTGTTTAATATGTGAATCCATCCACGGTTCATACGCAATACGTCGGCGTGACCCTGACCTGAAGAACAGACCAGTCTCATGCCTGTCTTTGTACAGCCTCCACAGCAATTCATTCACCGTCTTTACACTGATACACAGTTTGTGAGCTATCTCACTGGCGGTCATGTTCTCTACTGTGAATAGGAAGTATATCTTCGCAGACCTCTGCGGTAGAATAGGGAACAACTGTGGGGCTACCTCACGCACTGCCACAAGATGCCGCTGCACAGTTCGAACATCAGTACCCATCACCTCTGCTGCGTCACTGGTTGACAGCCCACAGAAGTCATGGTGGCATAGTCTGTAATAAGTTTCACCAAGCAGTGATATAAGCCTTGGCGGCAGGTACTCATCCTCTTCAGCGTAGCGTTCCATGCCCTCGTGGTGGCACGCAGCGCACTGGCCTTTGACGAGTTCCCTGATAGCAATCTTCGTTTCGTTTTGCATGAAGGGGCTCCATATATTAGGGAGAATTCCTACAAATGCGACATATTCTAGACCCTGTCGATCGGATTCATTTCAGCTAAGTCGTTTCATTTCCTCAGCTTACGTCTGCAAAAATAAAATTTAATTCTGTCAGAAAGTAGGCGATACGCCACGTAACCAAGAAAGATCACAATGAACAAACCCAGCAAACCCAACTGCACCAGGTCACCTAATGTTATAACGATCAGTCCCATCAACATTCTTTCCACCCCTCCACTTGGGTCCACCCATAAATACGTTACGCCTGTCTAGGCTACGTTGGAGGCGTTGCAGTGAACTGTCGAACTGTGAACACCGTTGCCCGAACTCAGGCTTAGACATCGGGCGGCATGTCCCGCGAAAGCTTAGAGTTCTTACGGCTCTTGACGCCATGTCTGCGACCACTGGGCCTTGCAGCATTCGGAACATCTTTCCGATCACTCTCAGCCACTTTTGGTACTCGTCGTCTGCGACTTCGTACTTTGCGTTCGGCTCTGGCCTCGGACTGTCTTCGTTTCTTGAGGACATCTACCTCACCTTTCAGTTTACGTATTGCCAGTTCCATTATCTTCTCGGTGTTCCACGCACCATGACAGCATATGTAGTCACGCATGATTCTCTGCACCAACTTGCTTGCTGCCTTCTTGCGTTCGTCCACCTTCATTTTCAGTGGCACCAGATGTCCTCCCCAAACATTACACACCGCTTGTACTGACACGAGTACACCCGGCAACCTGACGGGTGACTGTAGTCCATGAAGACCATCTTCCTCTTGCACATGTGGCAACGTGGTCGGTTCCACCAGCAATCAGGGTCACACAACTTGTCTCGCACGTATTCTTTGATCAACACATGGATGATCACAACGATGCAGCACAGTGCTATCCAGTGGTACTGGTTCATACTGTCTTTCCTTTCCCTTTGTGCGTGACCTGCATGGGGTTGATCGTCAGGTCATGCTTGTTTCCAATCAGGGTTATGTGACACATGGACCCGTCCTTGCAAATAACCTCCAAGGTTCTTGAGTAGTCTCCAGACTGCATGGGCTTTGCATCGTAGAGGTCCACGTGTTTCACGCCTTGCACTATAACTGATTGATTCAATATCTACCCTCCCCCTAGTAGCGACTCCCGCCAGTGATTAGGTTCTTGATACCCTTGGCTGTCTTACCGGCAGCAAGGGCAGTCTTTAGTAGCACAGACCCGAACATGGTCTGCATCATTTCAAGCTGTAGCATCTGCCGGTAGTTCAGCTTGATGTTCCCCGGTTTCCGGTGCATGTGACTGAACTTCCCGTGACGACGCATCTTTCTCAGTGGGCTTGTCCCCATGATAGTCCTCCAACTTAATGAGCTTTGTCTGCAAGTACCCGCATCTTCTTGGCTACGACAGTGGGGCCATTGAAACCACCCCAGTATTTCTGTTCCTCTCCAATGGCCAGGATGTCCCTGCGGAAGATACGCACAGCGATCACCTTATGCCATCCACGGTCAGACGTGCCGCTGTTCATCCTCAGTTTGTGGGCATCATCCTTCAGCCTAAAAGCGTGGAAACCAATGTCATAGGCTCCACTGCCGCCTACTACTTCGGCACGCTCGGCGCAACAGCCGGGGGCGACCCTAGCCTCCACTGTTCCTAGCCCGTAGGGTGTCTGGTCAATGTCCGCACGCCCGCTTGACTTGAACCTCGGGACATAGAGGCCGGACTTAGTCACAACCACAACCTTGTAATACGTGCCGCAGTACGGCAAGTTGTCAATGAGTGACGCTTCGTACAGTTTTTCCATACACATATCAATCCCGCCTTTCAATCCACCATTCGACACCATTTCCGTCTGTCACTACTACACCCATCGCCAGGTAGTAGAGTGCGACACGATCAAACAAACGCAAGTGCGAGGCATGTACCAGGATGTCAATGATCGAACCTGATTCGTGACTGTCATCCATCGTGGTGCCGTCCTCGAACTTCTTGCGCAGTATCAGTCTCAGGTTTCTCATCAGTCCTCCAATGTGCATGAGGCATAGGGGTGTGAGTTGACTATGGCACGTTGCTCAAAGTCAGCACTCTTCCCGGTGCGCAGGTTAACAAGTACCTTGAACTTGCAGTTCATGGTATCCTCGCCAGAATCAATGTCAGTCATAATGTACGGATCAGGTCCGTCGAGGCCACTGACTATCTCGCCTGGCCCCAGGTCTTTTAGCATATGCCGCCTGCTGTTTGACTTTATCTGCATTCAACCCTCCCGATCAAAACTCTGTAAATGGTCATAGCACGACCGACAATACCTGTCGATCTCTATGTGGTTCCGTCTGCATGAAACACACAGACCCTCTCTACTGCCACAATCACTGTCATACGTACCGACTAAGGACTTCAGTTCTGAGATTGGTACTATCAGGCTCTCACGTTTGCCCGTAGCCATGTTTTCCCCGGTAACATGTAGGACTCCACGCTCAATTTCCACCTTAGTCAATTTGGTGAAGCACTTGTGGCCGTCACCGTATGTGACTACGCAGCTTTTATACATGCTCGACCCTCATAAAAACTTCGTCTTTAGGCAATGGACAATCCTCTATCCACTCCATACCATGCTTGACCTTCCACCATGAGTCGATGTGCCAGTCCTTTATGCTAACACCTGTAAACACGTTCAGTCGCATACTAGAATCTACTACCCAAGGTACTTCTCTGATACGCAGGTAACGCAGCACCTCTTGTAGTGCTTTGAAGCGGCCAACGTCACCACTGTCATGTAACGTCAGTGTCACACCGTCAACATACGGCAGCACATGCAGAATGTTTGAACAGTGCGCTGTGTAAACTAGTATTCTTTGAAATAGTTGCCTATCTTTGCTGTCTGCGTTTCTGATGCTGTCCACCAGCCCAATAACCTTTTCTGGATACAGTAGAGGCTCACCGCCGGTCAGCATTATCTCATCATACGGGGCAAAATCAGTACATACTGGCAACTTCTTCAGATCCCATTGCTTGTTGCAGCATCCCGCACAGTTGCGGCTACAATCCTCTGTAACCAACAGTCTAAGCTTTTTCATGTGTCACCTGTAGTTTAACCACTCGAATTGTGATGACCACTCTTCATCAAGCCTCCACGCTATTGAGAAATGTTCAAGTCCATCTTGGGACACGAAGTATACGGTCATCCTCACCATGTAATCATCCAGTACCTCGGTTGGACCAAACTTGAATTTAGAGTCACATTCCCAGCAGTAAATATGCGGCCATGGGAGCTTGTTGGACACCAGCTTGTTTTCATTATGACAGTTTGGACACCTGGTACCTGCTAATGACATTGAATATCTTCCCATACATCACCACCTTTCTTACTGTGGCACCCTCAACGAGAGGGTACCACTATGAAAAAGGAGGCTTGTCTTGTGCCTAGAACTTGGCTTTGACTTCGACATCCTTGGCAACGATCACAGTCTCGTGGCTCTCGATGAACATGAGTTCGCCGGTTTCGATGCGAACAGCGTTGTATACAAACACTACTGGCAGGCCATGGTGGTTCGTGACCTTCTCTACCTCGTTAATCTTCACAAAGAAGCGAATGTCGTTGGTGCGGGTGGCACAGTCGCCAACACCAATGTCACCGAAGGCACGACGTTTCTTGTTGCGGTACAGATGTGCATGTGTGTGAGTGTACTTCATTGTAAATCCCCTTAGTCAAAATAACGTTGATATTTCCCTACATACGTGTAGGCATTGTATTGTGCAGGGTGTATGGTACCGTCTTTGCAAAGCCCATCCGTCCAGTCATTAAAGTGTTCGCGTAGGGCGGGTGCATCATCACGGTGTCCATACGCCCAGTCACCAAATTGTTCGTCGAACCATTCTGAGAGATCACCCTCGTTAGCTATCACACTTCTATCCTGGCAACATGTTTTCTGTGAGTCAGCATATGTTTCAACGACTTCGAGCATGTCAACCTGATTCCAATTCATACTAGCAGCCCCTCTTTCTCAAGGATGCGGGTATTATGAGACTCAGTATGACACCCGCACCAGTTATAGTCCTCTGGGAACACTACATCGCCACGGTTCACGTTGCCGAATACGACGGCACCTTCACAGCTAGGGCATGATGCCACATCGCCGTTTGGCTTTATACAAATACCACCGCAGGCACATCCCTTATCGGCAAGCTCATTCTCAAGTGCCCGACCTGCACCTTTAATACTATGTGAAGTGTCCCTTATCTCACGTCTATCCTTTTCGTTCCGTCTGTGTCCGTCTGGCCTCATGGCCTCTGGGCCACCGTAGTATTCTCTTACCATACCATCTTGGAAAGCCGCCATGACCTCTTCATCTACCATGTCATAGTCGTGGTACGGATCACGTGACAATGCACAACCGATAACACCATTGCGTGCCATCTTGCACAGCAGCAGTGCTGTCTTTTTCACCGAACCATTGGTAGCCAGCCACACGTTCTCAGCCTCACCCAGACAGTCCATGAGGAAACTCTTGAACAATGGGTGCAGCGTAGGCTCACCACCGCCAATGTCGATTGAATACGGGTCGTGGTCCACGATGAACTCAAGTGCATTCTCGAAGGTTTCTGCTGTCATGTCCTCACCCTCATGGGTGCAGTTGAAACAGCAATGCTCACACGTCATGTTGCAACGTGTGGTGATCTGAAGATACATAGGCCACCTCCTATATCCTGGTTATGCAATGAAACCTGACTGTCCAAGGTACGCTTCTCTGAAATTCTGTAGTGCCTCACGACGTTCCCACGGAGGGTGGAGCGAGGTTTTGCCACCGTACATTCTTACCGTACTCTATCCATCTTTCCTTGCCACCTGGAATTGCTATCAGCCTGCCACGTCGAATCATGCCGTCAGTGTCGGGGTCACGAGGCCACATAATATCTAGCGGCCCTTTTACTATTTCCATGTCGGTGGTCGACCAATTTGAAATACTGTGTTTCCAACCAAACTTCGACTCTAGCTTTAGCTCTGGCAAGTCTGCCATTGTCGCCGCTATTAAGTCGCAAGCGTTTTCATGTGTGAGCCTGCCTTGTGGGTATACGATCTTGACTAGCCTGGCGTGATGCCTGTACTCAGTATCAGTTTCCCAATACTTCCCGCCGAACTTGAATCCCAACTGGTTTGGGTTTTCAGGTCCATCAGGGTGACACTTCGGACACACAATCGAATTGTCAGTCAGTTCTACACAGTCATCCATGAACTCATCACATACGTCACAGTAATCATGCCTATTGAAACACTCTTCACAGACCTGTTCTTCGCCATGCACGAACTCCACATTGGTCAATTCTTCATCATGGAAGTGTTCGTTGCAGCATGCGCATTCATGGTAGTGTTCATCGTAGCAATACTCACACATGTTCCTGTCGTCACGCTCAACCCATACCACATAGTCGTTCGATACTGATTCATCGCAGCAGTCACAGGTTGTGAAGGATTCACAGTCACAGTTGTACTGAAGTTCAGGCTCAGTCCAGGCCCCTATACGCCTACCACTAGACATACTACGCTCATGTTTCACATTGACTTTTGACACCAAACCACTTGTGCTACGGGCACTCCAGACTACTTCATTAGTCTGTCTGTTGTATAGCCTGGTCTTGGTCTCATTCATGTAGCAGAACGTGTCAATGTAGGGGTACTTGTCATATGCCGCCTTTACATCTACATGGTAGTAGTCAGTGCAGTTGTAGGCGTCCTTGTATCCCTGGGCCTTGCACCATGACAACAGTTCTGACTTGGCCTTCTCACAACTGCCATAGCGTCTGTCGTACACTGTGACACTCTGATTGTTGATGTCCTTGGCATTCCAGATGAGACAGCGTGCAGCACCACCAGACGTGTAGCAGACAGCGAGTGACACTACTGCCTCGTTCTGTTCGTACACCTCAAAATGGTGTGGCGGTACTTTACCATTGGCCATACAGGAATTTATACCAAGGCTCTTGTACTTCTCATAGACCTTCTTCCCTGTATGCACCTCAATGATGCGACCATGCAGTTCCACATTGATTTCAGCCGCAATGGTCTGCACCTCCAGGTCTGTCAGGTCAATAATTCCACGTAAACGCTTCTTGATGAACCTGCCTGTCTTGATGCTATAACGCTTGCCATTGATGGTGTAGGCAATCTTGCGAGTGTCCCCGTCATCAGAATAGTCTGGGGATAACTCACAAAGTTTACTGTTCACCTTATCAAAGTCTACGTTATCAACATTGCGGAGAATCTGGCACAACACGGTCATGTGGACCGGCTTACGTTCCATAGTAATCCTCCTAATGAACATAAAGTGACACTGGACTAACAGTGCCACATTGTGTCCACTACACTTCCACAAACGGTGCAATGTCTATGTCACCTATGCGCTTCACACCTCGTAGCCCACGCCCCTTCTCAAATACCACTGGTACTGGTCCAGGTCGTGACAATGCCACGTAGACATTGTGGATCTTCTCATTCGGTCCCTGCTTCCCCTCATACTGCACCACTAGGAACCTGCACCCAACAGAGTTCTCCACCACGTTCCCTATGGTGAATTCATCTGCTGTGATTAGACGGCCCCCGTCTGGTTTGCATGGCGTGACGCTAATTTTTACGCATCCCATGTCATCCCCCTTACCACGTTAAGAACTGTAGTCCATAGTACACATACAGTACGAGTACCACGATTAGACCGATACCATGAAGCACTTTGCCCATGTTCAGACCTCTTTGAAGTAGAACTCCATGTTTGTTGCAATGAAATCTCTACACCATTCCAGGTTATACAATGTATTGCTAAATGTGGCTATACACTTCCCGTCTAGGTGCAACAGTATGAACCCACGTTCATAGTGTCCCATATTCACCCCACTTTCAATCGGGACGTAGGGAATTGAACCCTACACGTTTCGACGTTATGAGCCTCTACTCCGCACCATGTCCCGTCCCATGTCCGTATCTTGTGAGCTTTCGCGTGTTGCGCACCCAGAGGCTACTAATCCCACAAGGGACATAATAGGCCAGTGTCCCACGTTTAGTTATCGGTTGTCGTTTACAAGTTTGTCCCACTGATTGTCAGTCATCCCACGTTTCTGAATTCCAGACCGATACCGCATTCGCTTGTTGTAATGGCCTGGAGCATGTCCCGCTTCACGTTCCGCTTCACGGTCGATGTCATCCCACGTTCGTAGAGGCTGATTATTAGGCATAGTACACCTGCTTTCCACGTTTAGAGACAGTCCACAGTCACAGACTCCGATCATTCCACGTTTCACCACGTTAGTAGTTCAGCAGCATCTTCGTCTGGTAACATGTAAACGTATTCTTCGAGTCCCACGTTCTGTAGTTCATGGTCCGGTATTCCACACAGACACACATCCCACGTCAAGCCACAGTCCAGACAGCGTTCTGTATTCATACACCACCTCCAGTCTGGAGTCTGTGAGTGTAGACTGTCCCCACGTTCAGACACTGGTCCTATTACATCCCTTGCATCCTGCACGGACCGGCTATCCCTTCACGCTGTGCATCCATGTTTGACTTTGTGCAATCCGTTGCCACGTTTAAAGTATAACCTACTTTTTCCCACTTTGCAAATAAATTTTCAAAACTTCTGTTTCGTCCGATAACTGAAGCATTCGCCTGATCCATATTTTTCGGACGTTCCTATTCCATAGAATAGAATCATGGAATGCCTTATCGGACCTTGCACCCTGCCCACGTCTGATAATAGCGTCACCTTCAGCAGCGGCAGTCTTATCGGACCCCACTATGGACTCCGAGACAGTCACCACATTATCGGTCTTATGCCTTAGATACTTAGACATACGGACCCGTGACTTATTACCGGACTTTGGGCGTAGTCCATTTTGCTTTCGCATAGTAGACCCCTTTAGTCCAATAACCACATTGAGAAAGAACACAGACACATCATGCGTCCCATAATAGCCAATCCTTATCCCCGGTACCGTCCTATAATAGCGACGATACCGGAGTAAAGATTGCCCTACTTCTTTTTATCGGGCTTGAAGTCCGGGTTTTTCGAGAACACGTTCACACCGACCGATAACTGCGATCCATCGGGCAAGCCGACCGCTGTGTTTCCGGACGTGGTCGCATGGACTACGCTTTTGCCGGACTTCGACGGAGTACCATTCTTGTCAAAAGGCAGTTCAATAACGATTGCGTTGTTCTTGACGGATACCTTCATCGGTACGCCTCCTAAAAAAAGTATTGAGATGGAAAAGAACACAGTGGCCACGATTGCCACCACTGAATAGAGTATAATCTACAAAGCACCCCAAGTCAAACGCAATGCCAGTATTTTGTGAGAATAGTGTCATGGTCCGATAATGTCACAGTGTAGGTGAAAGAAAAGGGCAAACCGTCAAGCTTGCCCCGTCAAGTTTTAGCACAATGCGCAGTAGGCTAACAGCGTCAATTTCAGTAGATCCCAGAATTTCAATTCGTATAACATGATACTCCCCTAGAGTTCATCAAACACAATGATATAGTTTGCCCCACTGTTTATTGCCTCAGTATCAAGATTCATTGTCAAGGTATGAATCTGCTCTAAGGTCATCGGCTTTGTGGTGAAACGCTTTACCATACGACCACTGTCATAAAGATTGTAGACTGTATACGCTTTCATGGTAGTACTCCCCTATATCGGCATTGTGCTATTCACTTGTAAATGAACTAACTACACCTATAGTCTACACAAGGAATACTCACATGCAAAACAAAAATAATCAGCGTCCTATAATACTGCCGGCGGCATTGCGCATTAGAATGTAACGCTGGACAAAAGACCGTCCTATAACATCGCCGTCCAGGGTGTGTCCAGGGGTATGTCCAGTTTTAAAATGCCATAAGTCCTTATATTATAAGACCTGTCCAGGGTGTCCATAGTGTCCAGGGTATAAAATAGTTCTTATAGGACAGTACCGATAATAAAAGGGCCTAACATATAGGAGGGAGTGTATTATAAGAAGAGTCCTATATATAAGGGGAACAAGCTCGATTTGCCTGGACACCCTGACCAGTCCTATAAAACCTGTGATCATAAGCACTTAAGGTGTCCAGTCTGTGTTTCGGTGTCCTGGACACCCTTACTATCGGACCAAGTGTGGATTCGCTGATTATCGGAAGGTCCGGGAACATCACGCCCGACGTACCCCTGCACACCCCAGTTATAGGACCTATGGTTATGGGGCTCAGTGACAGTCCGATAACCGAGGCCCGATAATACCCCAGCCCAGCGTCCACGAGGCCCACGATTATCGGACCCGGGGTGCCACCCTTCGATTATCGGACAGAGGGGACCCACCACCCTAATTGGCGCCTCTCGGTGCTGCCCACATTGGGCGTTTGGGTCAACTTTGGCCGTACTTTGGGGCAACTTTGAGGCCATAATTTGCCACCCGCGACAGCTTGCGACACGAACTTGCGACACGAAGTGGGCGAAGCGACAATGTCTATGCAAATGTGGACAAGTGTGGAGGTTTTGTCTACACATATGTGGAATCAGGCGACCTGGGACGGAAGCGAAGCGACGTAGCGTTCGACTCCAGTGGACCTTTACCCTCCGTGGGTACTCTATGTAAGTTTGAGACTGATTATTTACACTCTGGCAGCTTGATGTTAATAAAAGGCCGATTATTGGCGTCAAAAGGGGACCCTAAGTACCTCCGGTGGAAATATATGTGATATTTTTCGAGAATGCCGATTTTAGACCATAATTTTACCCAATAAAGCGTCGTATTTGTAGGAAAATTGACTATATTATAGAGGGATACCAAGCTTTTAAAGGACCTCTGGGCTGGTGGAACTGGCCAGGTCAAACCAATCACTGCGCGTGGTCCCTTACGAATCCCACCGGGGATAGTATCCTCGGCCCGACGAGCGGTGGCCCTGATAACGCCATTTAGCTCGTTTCAAGAATGGACTCTCCGTGGGTCAAGGAAGACCTGACATTCACGTTGACTGTAGCTCAATTGGTAGAGCATCTGCTTGTGGTGCAGAGGGTTGTCGGTTCGAGTCCGATCAGTCACCTTGTGACATGCGTAGTACACTAACACCCGCAATGAAGTGACAACCTCCGTAGGAGTTGAGAATGAAAGACGGACTGTATAGAGTTGCCACCAGATACTTGTGTGCTGGGTTTGAGGTAAAGAATGGTAAAGTCGTAGCTGTTGCCCCTATACTCAGAAAGAAATTGGACTATTGGAAAACTGTGGCAGTGAGGGTTAACTGATGGACATGCAAGAGAAGCAGCGTGAGTGGCAGCGCCGAAGGAAAATCAATGGTGGCCCTAGACTTGTCACCATCTATGAACCGCCGGCACCTCCGCCGCCTAGACGTAACTGGTTCGAGCGACTAAACGACAGATTCACGTCTTGGTGGAAGAGGGTATTCTAGTGGTAAGGACGCACACTTTCAGATACGGAAAGTATCACATCGACATCGCCAACGGTTTAGACGGATGCTGTGACATACCTGATGAGCCAGGCGAGGAACCCAGACTCGACATGATCATATTGGAGGGCAGCACACTTAAAGCGTTGAACACAGCCATACACGAAGCGATGCACGCTGAAGGAATCAGTGACGACTATGTACATGACGGATCACCAGACAGGATAGCCAGATTTCTATGGCGCATGGGTTGGAGACTGTGTAATGAGAGTAACTAAGGTTATTGAAGTTATTATGATGTACGAGTGTGGCCGATGTGGAAACTCGCAACGAAGCAAGCACGTGTCCGAAAATGGTCTGATCTCAGTGCCTAAGATCTACTGTGGCAACTGTACAAAGGGCCGTGGACTTGTGCCTATGAGTGAGACATTCGTGAGTGTCACGTCCTCTGAGAAGGGCGATGAAGAAGTGAAACAGTTTGACAATGTGCAGGATACTATCGAGGACATGCAGTCTAAGATCAAGCACCTGCAAACCATTATAGACAGCCAGAACAAGGAGAAGACAGATGCAGTATCCGAACAGCTACCTGCCGAGCGAGAATGTGATAACGACAGCAAAAGCGGCACTGGGAGTGACAGAGAGACATGCAAGGACACTCCTGAATACCCTGACACCGACTAATCATATCCTTTTTGACCTACAACACGACACCAACGAGTATGTTGAACTGATTACTCATGTGAGCGGGTCAAATAACGATGCTAACGCGTTCGCAATTTACGCACTTCGTGGTGACAACCAAGACTTCATGCCAGTTGCTACAGTGGTTACTTCCGCTGGACAGATGACCGTGCGTGGCGGGTCGCGACTGTATAATGACACGATGACTGTCACTGAGGTCGATCAGTCCTTTGACGCTACCGAATTCAGCACCGCCGCTGACAATTGTGCGAAGATAACGTTCAATCGGAATGCCCACGCGAAGTTCCTGATTATTGCGACGACCCTAAACTCTACTAATCTCCAGGCTGAGATTGCAACCTTTGAAAGAAACGACAGCCCTTCGTAAAACCAGGGAAGGTGAAGAAGCCGAAGAAGCCGAAGAAGCCGAAGAAGGAAAAGAAACCGAAGAAGGAAAAGAAACCGAAGAAGGAAAAGAAACCA